CCCTAGTAAACCTCCATTGACTACCCTAGTAAACCCAGATTTACCACCTAGTCAACCAAAGATTACTACCCCTAGTAAACCTCCATTGACTACCCTAGTAAACCCAGATTTACCCAAACCATGTAAGAGTAAAGAAGAAGAAATAAGAAAAGAAGAAAAAGAAATAAATAAAGAAAAAGAAGAAATCAGCGAGCAACCTTCGGTTGTCGCTTCATCAATTTCTGATTTTTCAAATTCTTTTTCTGAACAAAAAGAAACTATTGAAAACCCAGTAGAAGAAAAAGCACAACCAGAAAAAAGCACAGCCAAACCTAAACAGCGAAAAGAAAAAACTCCATTAACTACACTTCCTAGGCCATTTAACCTGACTCCAGCAATGCAGGAATGGGCTAAGTCAAGATGTCCTTTGGTTGATGCAAAACACGAAACAGAAAAGTTTGTTAATTGGGCTTTGTCTAACGCAATCAAAAAAGCTGATTGGGATGCAACTTGGAAAAATTGGCTAATACGAACACAAGAAGGACTAGAAACAAAAACGCCTATAACTGTCAAACCAAAAACAGAAACTCCAAAGCCGACAAATTCAAAATGGAAAAAACCTTATTGCAATTCTGTTGAGGAGATGGAAAGACGAGAAAAACTTGCTGGTGAATGTAAAGAAACAACCACAACATAAGGAGCTAAAGAGATGAGTAAAAAAGAAAAAGACACTAACGAAGCATATCAAGAAGTAGTTGAAATACCTAGCGATCCTGAGGCAGAAAAATATTTGCTTGGAAATTTACTCTTTGATCCTAAGCTACTCCTAGAAGTTTTGGGAAAGCTAAAGTCAGATGATTTTTATCTTACTGCACATAGACGAATATTTGATGCTTTTGTAGATTTGCACAATGAAGGTGCAATTATAGATATTCTAGCCATTCCGGCTAAGTTAAAAGAGCAGGGAGTTTTAGAGTCTGTCGGTGGAAGTGCTTATATTGCAAGCTTGCTAGATTCAGGACTTGGGCTTGTTAGTCTAAGTCGTTGCATCCAAAAGATTAAAGAAGCTTCTTTAAGACGTAAAACTTTAAGATCTACTAACTTTCTTACTAGTCTAATTACTGATAAATCTTTGGAATGGCGAGAAATTCTTAATGAAATTAATAAAACTGTTGAAATTGCTAATGAGGTTACTGCTGAGCGAGCTTTACCTAAACTAATTGATTTAGCTTTTAATCGTTTAAGTTTTGTTGAAGAGTTGGCTAGACGTGGCAATGAGTTAATCGGTGTTACTACTGGATATAGAGCTTTGGATAGGTTAACCCTAGGATTACAAAACTCAGATCTGATCGTTGTAGGTGCCCGTCCTGGTTGTGGTAAAAGTGCCTTGGCTCTGAATATCGCTACTAATGCAGCAGCAAAAGGAAAATCTATTGCTTTCTTTTCTTTGGAAATGTCAGCAGCACAATTGACTGATAGACTATTATGCTCAATTGCTCATGTAGATCTTCATACTTACAAAAGTGGTTATTTAAACCGTGAAGAATGGACTAGGCTGAATGAGGCTTTATCTACCATTCAAGATTACAAAATCACTATTGTTGATAGTACTGAGCTAACACCCACCACCTTAAGATCAGAATGTCTAAGAATCAAAAAGCAACTTGGTTTGGATTTAATAGTTGTTGATTATCTTCAATTGATGCAAGCAGATAATCCTAAGAAAGAGAGATACCAAGAAATCGGGCAAATCAGCCGTGGTTTAAAACGTGTAGCCAAAGATCTTAATCTTCCTATCCTTGCACTAGCCCAAATTAGCCGCGAGGTAGAAAAACGTGGAGATTCTAAACCAAAACTTTCTGATTTAAGAGAAGGTGGTGATATTGAGCAAGATAGTGATGTAGTTTGGTTCCTTCATCAACCAGCAATAGATCCAGATGTCGCCGAGGATAGTTACCCAACAGTTAGCCTATTAATAGAAAAACACCGCAATGGCCCCACAGGAAAAGTAGATTTTGTTTTCCTAAAAGAATTTACTCGCTTTGAATTGAAGGAGAGTTAATAGAATGAAAATTATTAAGAAGTTTGGCGATTGGGCAGTAACTGATTTAGGAGTTGATCATATAGGTGATCCATCTTATGAGATTGATAAAGAGTGTTTGTTGACTGTTGATTGGGTTAACCACATGAAGGTTAAACGGTGGGTAAATATAAACAATTTTACCAGGGCTTTTAACTTCGCTTTGAAATATCACTGCAATGTAAAAGAGGCTGCGTAATGAACCAAGAACGGAACCAACAAAATTGCACCTACTGCAATGCTCCAATCAGTCAACCTCACCAGCAGGAGTTGCACGAGCAAACACCGTGTGTGTTGAGGCAGGAGATAGCTAAGCAGGCAACGATTATAGAGGCATTGTTAGGGTTACTAGAGAGCGCGAATAGCAAGAGGCTGGAGCTGCAGAGCGAGGTAAATAACTTCCTTACCTTTGGCCAAGGAGGAGCAAATTTTAACGAATCTCAGTTAATTGCTGAGATAGCAAAACTAGAAATGCAGCTTGCTCAAGCTAAAACAAAAGGCAATTGTAATTTTTGCAACGGCACTGGCTCTTACTCGATACCAGAAAAATCTAGCTATCCAGCTATGTATGGTGAGGAGGAGATAGATTTGCTTGGCTCTCCTGGGGATGGTGAATATAAACACGAGCTGCTGAGCCAACCAAACGCAACGCTAAGGGTAGAGAAGGTAGTAAAGGCAAGCGAGGAGGATAATTAGTCACGAATGAAACAACTTACGAATAGAGAACTAGAGGTATTGAAATTGATTGCTGATGGGTATACTCACGAGGAGGCAGGAGAGAGATTAAATATTTCTGCCAAAACTGTTAACGCACATATAACTAGTATTACTCATAAGCTAAACATTTATGGTGTGGCCAACCTAACTAAATACGCTATATCTATTGGTATTACTACATTAGACGTAGTTTCTAGAACTTAATTTCTAGGACTAAGTAACTATTGACAACCATTAGAAAAATGTGAATTAATTTCTATAATCACTCTATTTGCATAGATAAGATATTGCTTTACGCCCATAGCTCCAGGGGGAGCATAACCCAAAAGGTTATCAATCACTTATACGGCGTAGCTATCTCCAAAACTTCACAATCCAATCAATATCTAATCAATTACACTTAACGTTTCACGATGAAAACCAAATCAAAAGCAATTATTAAAGTCGTTAAATCTATTAAAAATACATTCTTACTTCGTCTTGCTTCCAACTTTGAACTAACTCTAAGTTACACTGAATATCATGCATTGCTTAATTGTGAGGCTGAACTAGTTGAGCGAGTAAAAGATAAACTAGTTACCGAGCAAGATGGTAGCTTAACCAGAACAGCAGTGTTAAAGCTTAAAAATCCTTTGAATGCTTATTGTACGGCATATCATCAGCATACAGGTGTAGTGATAAAAGTACTAGAAGAGTTTTGCAGTTGGGCAAGTGATGATGTAGCTAGTGCTTTACGCTCTCATATAGGCACAATGATAAGAAAATTTGGTAAGGCTGCTTAGGAGGAGAGAGTCGGATAAGGTCGGGTCAGTTTCGCTAGGTTTCGTAAAATGGCAGCAAATAAATTATCAGGTATTGCAAAAATAAGAGCCAAAGAAATTATTACTAGCGTATTTCTGTTTAATGGTGATGAGCAGACAGCTATAGATCGTGTGTATCAAGAGCTTGGTGTTCAACTTAGCGAACGTCAGATTCAGTACTATTTTACCGATATAAAAAAACCTATCCAAGAAAACCAAGAACAGCAAGCCCAAGAAGCACTAGAAGAAATCAGGCAAAAAGAATTAAAGAAGCTCGACTACTTAGAGCTAGAAGTTATTCAGCAATGGCATAGAAGTAAACAAAACGCTGAAAGTATAACAGTTGAAAGTGTTGGGGTTGATGTAGATGAATTAAACCAACTCAAAAAAGACTTACCACAGGATGATAAATTTGCTGATGATCCTCGTAATCCTGACCCAACTCTAAAAGAAGATCTTAAAGTCCAGGTCAAAACCAAAGAGAAAAGAAAATCATCTGGCCGTATTGCAGAGCCTCGCTACATTAAACTTCTTGTCGAAATACAAGCAAGACGCGCTCAACTGCTTGGCTTGGACAAAAAGGATGATCGCCTAGATTGGCGAGAACAGCTAAGAAAAGCTGGTTTAGACGAAACAACAATCAATGCAATTGAATATCAACTTACAGAACTTATCTCAAAGTATATTGCCGGGCTTAATAACGGCAACAATACCCAAAGCCAAGAAAACGGCTACGTCTCTTAGATTAAACGCTGAGCATAAGTATACACCTTATGGCATAGCAGCTAAGATCCAAGATCTTGATGTACCTGAATTATTGGTTTCTGGCCCAGCAGGCACAGGCAAGAGTCGTGCTTGCTTAGAGAAGCTTCACACAATTTGCCAAGATAATGCTGGAGTTAGATGTTTAATTGTTCGTAAAACTCGTGAGAGTTTAAGTGAGAGTGCTTTATTTACTTTTGAAGAACATGTTTTAGGCCCAAGTCATCCCCTAAAGGATGGAACAAAAAGACGTATCAGGCAGGTTTATCATTATCCCAATGGTAGTGAAATTGTTGTTGGTGGGATGGATAAATACTCCAAGATTATGTCTACGGAGTTCGATTTAATTTATGTTCAAGAAGCTACTGAGTTAGAAAAAACGGATTGGGAGGCTTTAACTACTCGTCTTAGGAATGGCAAGTATCACTACCAGCAACTAATAGCTGATTGTAATCCTGAAGCTCCAGGACATTGGTTAAAAGTTCGTTGTGATTCTGGCAGAACATTACTACTAGATAGCGATCATAAAGATAATCCTGTTCTTTGGGATCAAGAAAAACAGGAGTGGACTAAAAAAGGTAAAGCTTATATAGCCAAGCTAGACGCTCTAACAGGTGCAGAAAAAGATAGGCTCCGTTATGGTAAATGGGTTCAAGGTACTGGTGTTGTTTACTCTGAATGGGTAGATAAGCCGGATGATCCTGATAATAGTAATGTAACCTATAACGCTGAGTATGATCCTAACCTTGATGTTTATTGGACTGTAGACAATGGATACTCAGGAGAAGAAGACGAAAACGGGGACTTTACTCCTGATTCTCACCCATTAGCAATTTTGTTCTATCACCTGCTCGATAATGGCGATATGCTTATTTTTGATGAACTGTACAGGATTAGGTTACAACCAGAAGAAGTAATTAGGGAAGCGTTACACACTAAGCCTTATCCAAAACCACGCCAAGCAATAGTTGATAAAAGTGCAGCAGCATTAAAGGATCGCTTATATGACGATTTCGGTATTTATTATATTAGCAGTCAAGGTTTTGTCGATGAAGGCATTAAAAAAACTAGATCTTGGATTAAGCCTGATCAGAATGGACACAGAAGGTTAAAAGTGAATCCTAGGTGTAGACACCTCAGAAAAGAATTTGTCAGTTACGTTTATGGCAAAGATGGCAAACCAAAGAAGGCAAACGATCACGGCCCAGATATTGTTAGATATGCTTGTGTAGAACATAGTTAATAAAGGAAATAAAACAAATGGCAAAGAAATCACATGAAGAAAAAGCAGATAAAGAAACTCCTACTACTTCAGAAAATGCTCAAGCGGCTGAAGCTCCAGCAGATAAGCAAGTGGCAGAACTTATTAATCAAGCTATTACTGATGCTGCAATAGGTAACGATAAGCTTTATTTTATTAAAGATAAGAAGGTTATTGAAAAAAATAAGTACGGGAAAGAGACAGAGTTATTTGATTTTAACACTCTTGATCCTGCTCCTGAGTCAGTAACTGTTGAAGGATTTTATTTAAACAAATTAGTTTTCCTTATGGATGGGAAATTAGTTTATTTGACAGAACGTTCAACCCTCGGATTATTAGCTGAATAGCCAAATGTCTTTTCTATCTAAGTTTCAAAATATCCCAATAGTAAAACGTGCTGCTAATGTCTACAATACTTTTATAGGCAGTAATGAAGCTGCTACTACACCCCAAGGCACTCCAGCTAAGACAGGAGAGACTCATCCTTTGGTTGGGTTTAGTGATCCTTCTCCTTCACAGCACCAAGTTAATTTTAGTTACAACACACCACAGCAACGGGTTAGGAAAAATATTGAACTAGATGTAATGATTGCCTTAAACGTTGAACTGAAAACGGCATTAAAGAATTTAGCTTATGATGCTGCTGGGACGTTTCAAGGTATTAGGGTTGTTAGTGCTGTAAATAAACCTTTAACTCAAAAGGTTGTAGATGATTTTGTTAAACGAACAAAACTAAAAAGATACTTAGCAGAGATTTTTAGACGTTGCTTATTGTATGGCAATGGCTTTCCACAGCACGAAATAAAAAGGATTTCTAATACTAAAGCTCAGATTAATCAATTATTTTGGATGCCCGTTTATGGAATGATCCGTTGTAGTAACGAGCTAGACCAGTTTGAGAATGTAGACGAGGCGTATCAATTACCTGATTTATCTTTAGGTGTTTGGCAGAAAAACTCTAACGTAAAATTGCCTGTATGGGCAATTAACCATATCAGGTTTTTTAATCTACCAGGAGAGCCTTACGGTTTTTCTTTGTTTGAATCCAATTTAGCTAGTAAAACGAGCCAGCAATTAGTTGATTTGTTAGTTGAATTATATTGGCAAAGAAAATACAGCACTGTTACCGATATACACTTATTACAAGGCCCTGAAAATAGACCTGCAAATGATGAGCTATTGCGCAACCATGAGAGCAAAATATCTAAGCTAAGAAGAATTATATTAGGGCAAGCTCCTCTTAGAGATCTTGTAATGGCCACAGGTTCTGTTAATCGTTTACCTTCTGATGCCAATACAGATAAAACAAAAGACATTGAACTTCGCGCAGCAATCTCCCTAGCAGAAGCCCACCAATCTAGACAAATGATTTCTGATGATCAGTTTGCTAATGTTGGAGTGTTAGTAGAAAAGTACAGACAATTTTACAACCGACAAGAAACCCATCTGCAAATGATGATCGGTGAACTTGATGAGTCTGTACAGTTTGAGTTAGCTCTTAATGGTATTGATCCTGGAGATGTAGAACTAGAATATCAGGTCGCACAAACCTTTTTGTTTCAAGATCTTGTAGTAGCTAACCAAGAGGCTAGAAATGATTTAGATAAAGGGTATATTACCAAAGACACCAAAATCAAAATAGGCTCAATGCTTTATCGTGTAAGCGCGAAAAGTGAAACCGAGAAACTTGCTCAAGAACAGAAAGCTAAGGAAATCACAGAGCAAAATCAATCCGATGATGTTCGTAGAGTCGTTGAAAACAAGCTTGAGAAAACCGATATACAATCTCGCCCAGTGGCTTTAACAGAAGTTGACCCAATAGAATCCCAGCAAATCAATTAATGATCAAATGTATAAATTAAAAGAATTTGAACCTATATTCTTGGAGTATAAGCTCAGACAAGATGATACTGCCAAAGAAGAGGATAAACTTGTCTCTGTCCTATATGAGGTTACACGTGCTGATACCCCTATGGTTGATGGGGAGTCTCTTACATGGGATTCAATGGTGGAAGCTTGTGAAGCTTGCCAGCAGGATATCCTCGATGGAGCAATGTTTGGTTACCTTGGGCACCAGCCAAAAGTTTTTGATCAATTTGGTAATCCAGTAGGTTTTTATCCTGATCCAGAAAAGCGTTTATTTAAGGCTTCTTCTATGTGGCCTGACTACGAAGAAAAGAGGATTTTATCTTGGGCAGACTATCTAGATAATTTCTTAGGCAGACAAGAGTCTAAGAAGATTAGGCAACAGGGTTTTAGGCCAAAAGTCTCGATGACTTCCTTTGTAAGTCCTAGCTCTAAGGGAGATGGGGTTTATGATGTAACCCGCATTGTTAATTTTGATCAAGTTGCAGTTCCTAATATGCGCTCTGCTGTAATGCTTCGCTTTAACTCTTCTCCAGAAGTAGAAGCAAAGTACAGAAAAGATTTAGAGAAATATTACCTAGAACAATCTAACCACAAAGCAAAACAAGATCCTCTAAACTCTCAACAAACGAAACTTATTAAACCAAAATATTTCAATAGCTTATCGCCAGATCTTAAAAATAACTCTCGATCTGGCAAATTTATTTTTTGTCAAAATTCATCCAGAACGGGAGATAATAAAATGAAACTAAATTTTCAATCAAAGTTTATGCAGAATAAGCTTGCCCAGTACTCTGCCATTCTCTCTTTAGAGGCAGTCTACGGCATGGCTTTAGGTGGCTGGCTAACTCAAGAGGGACTAATCGCGCTCAAGTATTGGTGCGATACACTGCAAGAGTTAATGGAAGGGGGCAAAGCTGCTAGTACTAGTGTTAGTACCGATGCAACTGATGCAGAGATTTCCACAGAAGCAACTATGATTGCTACTGATGCCAGAGAATTAAATAAGGCGATTGTTGAGCTTAATAAGACCTATGATCAAAAGAAGAAGGACAACGCTCCGAACTTCATTGATATGGTTAAACAGCATTCAACTATTCAAGCAACAGAAAAAGAGAATTCTGCTATTACTGTTTTAGCTAACCAAATGTCAGAACTAACTAAAATTGTTGGTACTTTGGTAACTGATGGTCGTCCAAAAGTAGAGGAAAAACCAAAAGAAGAGAAGCCAAAAGACGATAAGCCTACATTAGTTACTGATTCTAGAGAAGATATTGAAAAATATATTGATAGTTTATTGGCAAACGATGTTATTAAGTTTGGTGATTTGAATTATCAGAGAGCGTCTTTTGCAAAGAAAGATGTTGAGCTAATCCGTCAAAACAGTTTACTTGCCGACAGTAAAGCCAATGCTGAGAAATCATTAGCTAATGGCTTCGCTCTTCTTTCACAACACAACGCACAAAACTTTTTAAATGGCAAAGGTTTTGATATTAACAATTCTGATTTGAAGCCTAAAGGAAGTACAACAACTGTGGAAGCAAACACCAAATCTAGATACGATCAATTCCAAGAAGCTTACTTAGATAACGTCGCTAAGCATGATTATGGTAAGGCTAAGCAAATTCGTCAGAATATGGCTAGTGCAGCATATCAGGAAAAAGTTAAACCCATTAAACAGATGGCATTAAAAAATGCTGAAAATGAGTTAAAACGTATTGCTGAATATGCGAGTGCAAAAGGTTTACGTACAGATGGCGTTTTTGATCAAGGTGGCGTTCACGGTGCAGTCGATAGGGTTTTAGATTTATTACCAAAAGGATCTGGCAATAGAATGATGGCTCTACGTACTGATGCAGCAGCTCCAGCCGTTGTTGATAGTACTGTAAATGTAATGTTGCCTATCCTCTCATTGGTAAGTAGATTAGCACCAGTTGAAGACTTAGATATATTGCTTACCTGTTACTCTGGTTTGGGTTCAGACTCTCTAGATTCTACTCCTCCAATCGGTTCACCCGCTTTTGGTCGTACTTTTGCTTTTACTCAAGATTATCCTGCTGTTGCAACAGGCGATAATGACGATCCTGATAATTTAGAGTTACTTGTAACTACCCAAGGCAAGAACAAATTACAAGAAATTTCTTCTAAAAACAAACGTGAAGAGTTCGTAGCACATGATTATGGGGCTACAGTCAGATTGGCTCGCCAACATATGGTAGCCCTAATGGAAATTAACTATGATTTAGCGGCTAATCAAATTAGGCGTGCTACTGAAAAAATGACTCGTGATCAAGTTACAAGAGGATTACGAGCTTTATTTAGACGCGCTGGAGATGCTAATGCTAAGGCCAGAACAGATACAGTAGCAAACGTTGCTCCAAATGGTTCACAAGCAGCAGGATCGCTTACCTATATTGGAGAATATAAACAACGCTCTGGTGCAAACGTAGCAATTAATTTAGCAGGTAAAACCTTTGGTGGTACAGCTTCTAATATTGATGCAGTTGTTCGGGTAATTGGTGGTCAAACTAGTAATACCGCGATAAAGAATGTACCTTTAGCAAGTTTTCGCACTGAATATTCAGCATTGAAAAACGGCGATCTTGATACAGTAAAATACAATGAGATTACCGTTGTTATTAATTCTGTTGATATTAGCGAGCATAGAGGACGCATTGCAACAGACTCTAATGGTGTAACCTATATAGCACAGCGTTTAGGTGGGTCTGCAACTCCAAAATGGGCAGAAGATGAGGATGGTTTTATTTGTTTAGCTGCTGGTGCTGGTCAAGGTAGTAATCCAACAAGTCCACAAATTGTCGTAACCTACTATGAATTAACAAATTGCATTTGGCAAAAAATCGATTCTGGTACAGACGATCAACAAAAGTTCTGGAGAGAGTACATTTATAACATTGCTGATCAGAATAGTATATTAGCTAGTAAGCCTAACTACGCTCGTGCTGATATGGTTTTACATGATTCTGTAATTGGCACTCAAATCCGCAAGGCTGATTTATTTAAGGCTGATAGCCAATTAGGAGAGCTAGAAATTCTTTCTGAGCAAATGAAAGCAGTTGCTAGATATGATTGGGAAACCCATATTTCTACTAATGCAACAATGCCATTTGGATCAAGAAGATCTTTATTAATGAAACAAAACTACGGCAAAATGGCTTCTCAGATTGGTCAATTTGGTAATTGGTATCAAGGTCAAACTGTGTCAGGATCAGACATTCTAACCCTTGACGCTATACTTGCCGATATTTATATGCGTGAAGTGTTCGGCATTAGCTTACTTACAGATCCTAACAATCAAAATAAAGCTACTGGATTTCCATTTACTCAGATTATTAACTGGGGAATCCTTAAATCTCAACAATAATACTGCTTAGCTAAAAGGGTAAGAAGTAAATCTTCTTACCCTAAAACCCTTTCTTTCTTAATACTAATCACAATGCCTAATTATTTAGAAGATTTTTATCTAGAATTACGTAGTTATATTAGTAATAACAAGTATTCTACAGAAGTTCAAGATAGCCATATCAATGCTGGTCAGAAACAAACTTGTTTGTTTATTTCTAGGTATAAGCCGAGAGTAAACCAAAAGAAGGATGTTGTTATTACAGATAATGCAACCAGTGTAGAATTGCCTTCCAACTTTAGATCCGCAACTTTAGGTGCTTTGCACAAACTTAAATATAACAGTAACTTACTAGACACTAATCTTGCTAAAGAGCAGATTGATATCTATAAAAGTAATTCTTATGGTAGCCAGCTAAAAAGTCGGTTTGATTCTGATGGTAGGGTTTTTGCCCAAATGCCTAATTTTGGTAATGCTGTAGGTGGTTGGCCGGGTTTAGGTAACTACGAGAATTATAATACTCGTGGTAATAACATTGATACTTTTACTATAGAGATTTTCTCCAACGGGAAAAAAGGTTGGTCGCTGTGGTTCGATGATGGGCAAGAGGTAGTTGCACGGACAGAAAAGCTTTTTCCTTATATAGCAATCCACGAAATTACTAGCACGGAAGATACTATTACTAATGATATTAGGGATGTTTTTATTGATTGGTGTGCAAGGCATACTTTTCTAGAAGCCTCTAGGCAATTCGCCAAAGAAGGCAAAACCAGTGAGGCAAAAATCATGGCTGAGCAAGCAGAACTCTACGGTCAATCTATTTGGGATTTAGGTGCTACTGTAGCAGTAAGTGATTTTTATTAATATTTATAATTGTTTGGTTTATAAAGGTTTATTATGAGTAATTTATGGAAAGATCCTTATACTTGGCAAGAAGCATACAGCGACGTTGACGCAGATCCAGCGAGTCCTTCGCAGTCATCACAGTTCCCAGGTGGTAGAGACAATGCAGCAATACTAATTGATTATCAGTTAACCTTTGATGTTGGTGCAGTAGCTCCAGCAGCAAGCATTGTGGTAGAGCTATACAATGGCACCAAAGACACCTATCAAGAGTTTTATACAGAGTCCTTAGAAGAAGGCAATCACAGGCTAAAAATTGATACTCATGGGAGTCCAGGCCAAATACGGTTAAAGGATATTAGTGAGGTTACTGTTGATTGGTTGCTCTGGACAATGGTTGATCGTGCTACTGGAGGTAATTAATCAATGAGAATATATAAGTTTTTATTGCTCTTAATCTTGATTAATTGCTTTTCTGCTGTTACTTACGCTCAGTTTCCTGTTGATACCAATGAGGTCAAAACCAATCGGCTAGACTTTCGTAAAGGTGTAGCCTCTCCTACTCCTCCAGCAGGGATTACTAGAATCATTGTTGATGCCAATGGAGTAATAACAGTCAAACAATCAGATGGCAGCACTACTTCGTTGCTTACTGGCTCTAGCGTTGTTACCTCTGTCTTTGGCCGTACTGGTGCAGTAACAGCACAATCAGGGGATTACAACACAAGTCAGGTAACAGAGAATACTAATTTATACTTCACAGATGCACGAGCTAGAACAGCCATCGATGGTACAAGCAGAACTTTATCAGGGTTGACCGTAACTGGTTTAAGTGGAGTAGGCAAGTTTTCAGGCGGTGTGTTAAGCGCTAGTGCTATAACCAATAGCGATGTTGATTCAGCAGCAGCCATAGCCTATTCCAAGCTCAATTTAGCTTCTTCCATCGTCAATGCTGATATTTCAAACTCAGCCGCTATTGCTTACTCGAAATTAAATCTAACAGGCGCAATACTGAACGCAGACCTAGCAGGTAGTATCGCTAATAATAAGCTACTAAACTCGACTATAAGTGGAGTCAGTTTGGGCAGTAACTTAAATAACTTAAACATAGCAGCTAGGTTATTGGGCACTTCTTACAATGGTTCTTCAGCAGTAACAATAGATTTAGCTGATAGTGGAGTTACAGCAGGTAGTTGCACAAATTGTGATCTAACAATCGACCAGTATGGACGTGTTACAGCCAAAGCAAATGGTTCAGGTGGATCAAGTGGGTATACAACAATAGCTGAAGAAGGCAGCAACCTAACCCAAAGAAGTGTACTCAATTTCATAGGGAGTGGTATTACTGCTACGGATAATTCAGGATCTTCTAGAACTGACATTACCCTAAATGAGGCAGGGGCTTCTACACCCGGAATCCTAACCTCTAGTGGTACACAAACCATAGGCGGCGATAAGATTTTTAACGGTTCATTAGGTATTGGTGGCGCAAGTATTACTTCTAATCCTATTGAAGTGGCCTTATCTGGCGCAAAGGGAATGAGGTTTAGGAATAGTAGCAGTAGTGGTGGCAGTGGTTTTCAAGTTTTTAATGATTTAGGGTTTAATGATAGCTACAGATTAAGCAATGGCATTACTAGCACAACCGGACAGGTTAGCGCGGCCTTTGATGGAACGGCCTACACGTTTTATACAGGGATACCGTATAAAATCATTAGCGGTGGGAGTCATGTAATAACCCAAGTTTACACCACTAATGCAGAAACTTACTTTCCAGTAAATGTTGGCTTTGGGTCAACTACTGACCCTGAGGTTCAAATTGACGCACGGGGGGCTTATGGTTTTGCGGTAGGCGCTAGAGTAAGAAACACTAGTGCTAGTTCAGCTGAAAATCAGCAAGCTGTTGTAGAAGTTGGCTTTACAGATTCGTATAGATTGTTAATGGTTAGTGGTAGTACTAATGTGCTAGGTGATGCTAAATTTAGTGCCAACTATTTTAATAGTATTGGTACTGCAATGAATTTTGTTGTCGATTCTACCTACCTAACTTTAGCTTTAGATACAAGTGGACACGCTACTTTTCGAGATACAGCTAGATTTAGATTTGGTGGAACGGGTACAAGTAATCCTGCACTAATCAATTCTGGTTCAACTTTGAAGGTTCGTTTGGCTAATGATTCAGGGGATGCACCCTTAACCGCTTTAAGTTTTAACGGGTTAAGTATTACCACTACTACAGGTACACTTACAGTTACAAATGGAAAAACAATATCTTTTAGCAATACTCTTACCTTCACAGGAACTGATAGTTCATCTGTAGCTTTTGGCGGGGGTGGCACTGTAGCGTACACAGCAAACAATTTATCTGTATTTGCTAGTACAACTTCTGCTCAATTAGCAGGAGTTCTTTCTGATGAAACAGGTACTAACAAGGTCGTATTTTCTGATAGTCCTACTTTAGTAACTCCCACTTTAGGAGTAGCAACAGCAACTAGCGTAACTGTAGCAAATACAGGTTATTATAATTTTACAGGTAGAGCAAAAATTACATCAGAAGCAGATGGAATAATTACTCTAGCAAATAATGCAGGGAACGGATTTACAGGTTTAGCATTTGGTCTGTACAACGATGATGGCTTCCCATTCTTAAAAATCAATGGCACAGGACTTGAGCTCAAGGATGCTGCCGATGGGAATTATACTAATTTTAGGGCAGCAACTATTACTGCTAGTCAATTTGCAAATATAGTTACAACTAATACTGACAATGGTTCTGTTGCTGTTAGTCTACAAACCGGAATCATTCATTTTGCCCTGACAGGTAATTTAACTATTACGGCTCTAAATAGTGCTGTTACAGGTACTGAATACACTTTGGTTTTCACCCAAGATTCCAATGGGACTAGAACAGTAACATTTCCTAGCTCGGTCAAGTGGGCTGGTGGTTCTGCTCCTACAATCGCTACTGGTAATGGTGCTAAGAGTGTCATAAAAGTAATCTATGCACCAGATGGAACGACTAACTTTTATGGCTCAACTCATTGTTTAGGATGTAGTTAAGAGGAGAAATAAGAATTTTAATGCGTAAATTTATTATTTTATCCATCATAGCCTGTTTTCTAGGTTTTATCTCTGCTCATTGCTCAGTGCCAATAAACTCTGTTCAAGCTCAGCAACAAGAGGCTAAAGTTTTATCCGTCAAGGATGAGCCAGCACCAGCTAAAGCCAATGATCCAACTGTTCGCTTATCACAAGAAGAGATCGACCTACTCCAATCAGCTATTGATAAAGGGAATGCCGATACTGAGCAAGCTCAAAAGAATGCCCAGCAAGCTATTAAATTAGCCGAGGAAACAGCTAGGTCAAGATCTGCTGAAGTAAGAGCGTTATATCTAGAAATCAAAGAAAAGTACAAAGATAAGCTTCCTGGCAATGATTGGGAAGTAGTTTTTGATAAACAAAAAAGGATCATTGGTTGGGCACCTAAAGCTCAAACAAAACCAGCAGCAGCTCCAGCAACACAGCCTAAATAGCCAGCCTAAATTAATATGAGTGGACTACGTTTCTGTACACCAGCACAGGTATTTCAATTTATACCAACTAGAACTATTGATGATCCTATCTCTCCTGAAAGTGCAACCACTGCTATTGATAAAGATATAAGCAAAACAGCTAAAAGAATCTTGCAGGCTAGAACAGGTATAACTTTTCCAACAGAAGAACCAGATCCTTTAACAAATACTTGGTTGCTACTGAAAAACCTTAACTTATTGCCTGCAGTACCTCCACAGCTTTCAATAGTAGGGTTAAGTTGTAATCCTCAAGTTTTCAAGTTCGCCAGTGCTTTTAAGAAATTAGGGGAAGACAGAATCAAAGAATGGGAAACACACAGATTACTTAATGGTTATTTTAAGGAATTAGAAGGTAATCCTTTACCTATAACTGCTCTAACTACAGTAACAGAATGTTGCAGATTAACACCTGGTTTTACTCCTATAAATGCTGATGATGACGATTCAGATAATAAGCTTAATCAACCTTACATAGAGACTATAGAAGAATGGATTCTCATGGAGACTGCTATAGTTCGTGTGAAGGCTGCTAGGCGTGGAGGCAAACAAGTAAATGCTGACTTTACTGATGATCAAGAAGAGCTTTATTCAGAGTTAGTTGCTGGAGTAGTGCAGTGCTTTGTTTTGGGTGTTAGGGCAATTGTAGAAGGGAAATACGATCAGGTTGATTCATATCTAGCTAGTTTGTTAGCTGAAGCTAGAGAAAACCAAGAGCTTATTACCGTAGGCCGTCATGATGACATATTAGTATTTCAATAGGACAAACTAAATTATGCCAAAATTTGAAGTAGGAAGTAGACAAGGTAATGGTCGAGGTGGGCCAATAGGAACCATAGAGGCTGATGATTACGAAGATGCCATTGACGACTTTCTTGCACTGTCAGAGGTTCAAGCAGCAGGCGGTGCAGAGAGTGATTATGTTAGACAGATAAACCCAACTGCTGCTGCCGATGGGGGATTTTTCACTCAAACAACAGGAGCGGCATTAGCAACAAGTGCTGATAATATTGATGATAAGTTACCAGATGAAATCGCTTTAGCAGATAACCTAAGTGAAGTCACAGCAACAATAATAGGTGCAGCTTTGCTTCACTGGAATGGCTCTAATCGTGAGAGGCAAACAGGCAACCAGGATTTAACAATTTATTCATCAGCAGCTAGAACCGCTAATCCTACTTATGTAGATCAAGTTAACAGGAATGCAAAGGGTTTACATTGCTATATTAAGTGTACTGCTAAAATTAGTAGCCCTTCAGTAGTTTTTACAATTGAAGCTAAAGACGTTTTAACTGGTGATTATTACACCATTCTAGCAAGTGCAGCTATTACTGACGTAGGAGTAACTGTATTAAAAGTTTATCCAGGTTTAACACCAAGTGCTAACCTAATTGCCAATGATGTTTTACCTAGAACTTGGCGTATCAAGGCAGTGCATGCCAACTCAGATTCTATAACTTACTCAGTTGGTGTTTCTCTTATCCTCTAATCTATGACTAACCTCTACACTACATATGATGGTTCTGATTATGCAGAACCTCCACTAGATGTTTATGAAGAAAACCTTAAAAGACTTATCCTTTTAAGTAATGCTGCCTATACAGAAGTAGGAGTAGAAAGGGGTATTACTCTTAATCCTATTCCAGCCAAAGACATAACAACAGGGACAGTACAAACTAATAATGCTAGAGGTATCAGTATAGAAGCAGTTTCAGGACAGGAAGAAAATACGCCGATCCCAGTAAACATTGAGATCATTCAAATTAATATCATTATTCGTTCTGGTACTAATGGCACCATAGAGGAGCAAATCAAAAGAGCCAAGGCTGATTTAGCCGTCATAAAACGTATCACTAGAAAAATCTTTGCTGATAATTATATTAATGATTTAACCTTAGGTTGGCCTGCAAATGGGGATGAACGTTATACGCCTCCATTTATACCTGTTTGTAGCTTAGAGCAATTTCCCGTGGCTCAATCAAAAGAAAAAGAGTATGGCTACAGTGGCGGTATTCGAATCACTATGAAAGCTCAGTACTTCCCGATCCTTTAAGAAAAGCTCATTAAATCAATTACTTATAACTCAACTTATAACCTTTCCTATAGGAGAATAATTTATGGTTAGTTTACCTACTAATTATAGTGTGCCTTTTAATCAAGGAGCAGACAAAATAGCAGCAGGTGCCCCTAGTATTGCCTTTTTGCTTATTAATGTTCCTAAGCCTAGTACGGCTTCTATTACTCCTGGTCACGGACTAGGATTAAAAAATGCTAGTAAGACTTTGCCTATTCGTGTAGATGAAAATGGATTGAATTTAGCAGGCGGTGTTACTGCTGTTAAAAAAGTTTATGTACTTACTTATACAGGTCAACCTACAGCAGGCCAGACCATAACCCTAGGAGGAAAAACCTATGAAGCTGTTGCTTCTGGGCCTACTGGGGATCAGTTCCTAATAGATACAGATGCAAAAACAACATATGATAATTTGGTTGCGAAGGTTTTAGCTGATACTGCGACAACTTTATGCACTGGGGTTAATTCTGGATCTGGTGCAAATGGTACAGTTACATTTACAGCTAATACAGCAGGCACAACCTTTGCAGCTTCAGAAACACTAGGTAACGCCACTGGGGCAGAAACAGTTGCTAACGTTGCTGGTGTTAAAGCTTCAATTTTAATAGATATTCAGGGTTCGGTTTATACTGGCATTCCTGACGAAATAGAGATTCCAATAACTAAAAACTCTGTAACTCGCTTAATTCGTGTTCAAGCAAAAGCATTAGCAGATAGCAGTATCACAAAACAAACAGCCGCTGCAGGAACCCACTTTACCAATGGCTTATTAGCAACTTTAACAGCCGCTATTAATGGAAGTGCTGCAACTGACAATAACCGCTATTTCAGTAGTATTAACACAGACACTGAAACTGATATAGCTGATATGATGGAAGATTTGTTCGGCACAGCCTCTAGTTTTACTGTTACTGGCAATCAGTTAAAAATTGAGGCAGGAGCAACAGGAGCAAACGGCAATAATATCAAGATTATTACCAGAGTGCTTCCTAGTGTGCCTTCACCCTTACCAAGCGTTATTTCTAATGGAACTCCTCAATTTGCCGAAGGTGTGGTTATTCATTGTGGTATCCAAGACGAAAGTAAGGATTCCGCAGCAATTTCTAACTTAGTTATAAAAGGTTCAAATGGCTTTGGCGATCTCTTAAATCTTACTGGTGATATAACTGATGTTACCTCACTCAAATTATTTATAAACAATAACCCTGAGTTTTTGAGGGCTTTAGTTATAAATGGTGCAGTAACCTATGATGCTACTAGAGATATATATATGTCTACTAATGATATTTCTGCTAGAACCCTAGGTTTATTTATTTCTAGTAAGGCAAAACGTGTTAAAGGCGGATGGAAAGCTAGATGGTTTTATGATGTAACTATTGAGGGCAACGTAGAGCAAGACAACTCTTTGCGCGGTGTTGCAGGTTATACGATTAGCCTCAAGATTAACAAAGATCAAGAAAGATCTGGCGATCCTAGTTTCGTAGCCTTTGATCCTAGAACTCTATAATCTAAATTTTCAGGATGATAGGAAGGCAGAGAATATCTTTCTCTGCCTTTTCTTTTATATGGCAAGTAGCAGAGAAGAATTTATTAAAAAACGTGGTGCCTCAAGGAAATGTTTTCCTTGGGCTAATGTTCTTATTGATTGGGATACGTTAAGAGTTGAAACAGCACTTTGGCCTAATAATGGTGTTCGTCCCTATGACATCTATTATCCTGCTCGTGTTCCTTATCCTAGTAAGGGTTTCCCTACTTATTTAGGCCAGTTAGAAGGAAAAACAAAAACTAATCCTGGTTATAACACAGAAGAAAACCGCTATGACTTATCTCTAAATCCTGAAGAAATGTTTTTTTCTAGCCAAAAAGAAACTATTGACATGACTTTGCTTTGGTGTGGAGATACAAATATTGAAAAGCTAATTGAGGAACGTGGGCCAGGAGACGAAACTAGCAAAGGCGGAGGTGGTTCACCTAACCCAATTACCACTAACTTATTATTAATTTATGTTGATGGATTTGATCCTCTTTATGGCTATGATGAAGAAAGGCCAGTTGTTATAACTTACAAGCTGTTCTGGAAAATTGCTATGATTCCACCTCCTCTTGAAAATGATGGTTTACCTGAGAGATGGCAATTTCAAGGAGTTGCTCTTGCAGGGAAGAACCAAGCTACAGGACAATGTTTTCCCCCTGGTATGCAGTTATTTAATAGGTACAGAATGAATTTGCAAGGTCAGTTAGTTAAGAAAAATGGCACTGTAATTAATCCAAATGTTCCTAGTCCTTATATCCCAATTATTTATCCAAGTTTGCCTGGAACAATCTAAGTTATGGCTTGTTTGGCCTAACAACTACTATTATCAATAATGAGCAAAGATTTTAAGATACAAGGATTTGATAGCCTACAAAGGCGGGTAAACCGCAGGGTAGACACTATCAGAAAAGCAGCTACACTAGAAAGCTTTAGCAAGTCTCCTGAACTGCCAATGATTGTTGGGCGATGTATCCAACGAACTATTGATGCTCAAAGATTCAAACCTCTAAAACCTAAGTATAGGATAGCTCGTGATAAAAAATTTGGTAAAAAACCCATATTAAGATTAACAGATGGCTTATATAAAAGAGCTTTATTACCTGGTTTTGTAAGGGTTAGTACGAGTGATAGTTTTAGGGTAGTTCAGATAAGAATTACTGATTTGATAGGTAGTTATCAGCAAGGATTGGGTAGAGATCTGTTTAAGCCTGATGAGGAGTTTAGGCGAGATTTACGAGATTTAGCTGATAGAACGATAAAAGAAACACTAAACAAGTAAGTCATCGCTTGGCGATAAATAAGGAGAACGGCGATTTATGACCACACAGACACAATCCCTAAACGATATCGCATTAGTTCAAATAAACACCCAATTATCCATAGCTAACCTCAAATTAGAAGGCTCTAAACCTGCTAACTATGATCCTCAAATCAAATATTATGAAGGCCAAATATGCCAGCTAGAAGGGATAAAAGGTTATTTATCTATTGCTAGCATTACAGATAAAGAAAATTTTATCAAATACTTGGATTCCCTTTGGGACTTATCTTATGACGCACAAGAAAACGCTGTAGGTAAAACGAATAACACAGGACAACCTCATCTTGGAGGTTGCTTTTTTATGGGCAAAATGGATTCCATTAAAACCATTAAGACTAAATTAAAGTAACTGCTTTTCTTCTTTTTTCTCACCTACAAAACTATTCTCTTAAACCAACTCCCGGCAATTATTTATGGCAGATAACGATATTGATTTAAACGTCAGAGTCAGGACGCAAAGTGCAGAGCTAGAGCAACTTATTAACCAGTTTAGAGAAGCTGGTCAAGTTTCGGAGCGTTCTGCTGAAATTGCAGCTAGAGCCGCTCGTAATGAATTAGGTACTATTGAACAGCTTGAACTCCAATTAAGAGAGCTAAATGAAGCTCGTAGAAATGCTCGTACTCAAGAGGATCTAGTTAAAATTAATTCTGCTATTCAGCAAACAGAAAGAAATTTACGTGAGCTTAACCAAGTTGGCAGAGATAGCGGAAAAGCTGCTGAATTTTTCGGTGATAAATTAGAAGGCTTAACAGGTGAATTAGGTAGTGTTGCTAAATCTCTAGGTGTAGGTGGAGCAGCAATTGTTGGTTTCATTGGGCTACTAGGGGCTGCTTCTACGGCTGCTATTAATGCTGCTCAGGCAACGGCTGCTTTTGCAAAAGATCAATTAGCTATACAACGCTCAACTGGTGCAAGTGCCAGTTTCGTAGCCTCTTTATCCTCCATCATTAAACAGTATGGCGGGGAAATCCAAAATGTCCAAGAATTATTACTTCAAGTAGGTAGTGTTGTTAATACTGCAGTTGCAGATCCTACAGGAGTAATGGCCGCAAAGTTTAAACAGTTGGGAGTAGCTTTTACTGATGTCTCAGGTAGAGCAAGAAGTGTTGAAGATGTTTTAAGAGACATTGATAATACTGCCAAAAACACAGGGTTAACAATTTCCCAGCTAAGTACCTTAAGTACTATTACGGGTGAGGAAGCTGCAAAACAGTTCTTAGACCGCTTTGGACAGATACAAGATCTAGAATCTCAGCTTAAACAAACAGGGGCAGTACTAAGTGAAGAGCTAACCCAAAGGGCAAATGAATTTAATAAATCAGGTCAACTACTTAAAGATCAATTGGATGGTTTAACCTTTTCTTTAGGTGGAGAATTACTAGATGCATTAAAACGAGTAAATGGAATTGCAAGTGAAACGCTTAATAATATTGATCCTAGAACTCTTGAAGGCTTCAAAGGGTTAATTCAGGATTTAGGAAGGGCTTTAGTTGCCACAGCAGAAACTGCCAGTGGAGCTTTTGATTTATTGGTAGATGGGGTTAGAGATAGCTTTGGAACAACTCTTATTCCTGGCCTGGGTCAATTCGCAGAAGCAGCAACAGCAATATTAAGCCCTATAGAAAGCCTTAAAATCATACTGTTCAATGAGTATCCCATTGCTGCTAATAAATCAGATATTTCTACTAAAAATTTAGTTCAGACTTTCACGGCTGGAACATTTGCGGCTGAAGCATTAAGTAAAAAAATTAAACAATTAGCCGATGATCAAAAGTTTTTAGCTGATATTGTTGAGATTTCGACAGCTAAACAAATAGATAATATTAAGGAGCTAGAAAGATTAGGGAAAATATCTGCTCAAGATGCGGCTGATCGAATCAATCAACTTGAAGATGAAAAATTAAAGAAGGCTACTGATAATGCTTTTATCCGTTTAGCAAAGGTAAATAGCAGCTTTCGCGAACAAACAAAAAGGCTTGAAGAAGAAGCGCAGAAAGAATTAAAAATTGAGCAGGATATTACTACGAAAAAGAAACAAGCACGAGCAGATTTAGAGAGATTTGAACGTGAAAGTTTTGAAAGGTTAGCAGGTTTACAAAGTGATGCTAATAAAAGTATTGAAGGGGCAAAACGGCTAGAAGCCGCTAGACAAACGGACAACGCTTTACTTCTCCAAAAGCAAACCTATCTCAAACAGCTAGAAAAAGCTGAGATTAATGCGGGGGAAAATACCAAGAAAGCGGCTAAAGAATTAGCAGATTTCCGCAGTGCGATTAATCTGGATGAATTAGTTGATGAAAAACAACTATCAGAAGATAAGCTGAAAGCAAGAGAGATAGCAAAAAACGCATTCTTAGAATTGCAAAAAGCTGAAGAGGCTGAGAGGAAAAAGAATTTAGAACAACGTAGGAACGATGAAAAAACCATTCTTGCTGATAGGCAAACTACCTTACATAAAATAGACGAAGAAGAAAAACTAGCAACTGCTAAACTAGCAGAACAATTAAAGCAACAAAAAATCACTCAAGATCAGTTTAATCAACAAGAATTAGCCGAAAAAATTAAGTTTGCACAGAAAAAATTAGAGGCAGAGCAATTAGCACTTACTAAATTAAATGTTTCTGAGAATACCTCTTTCCAAGAAAAAGTTGCTACTACTCAACGAGTTGAAACTCTTAGAACTCAAATTGCAGCGGATCAAACTACTGAAAGAATCGCTACTACTCAACGAGAATTTAATGCTCTTAAATTAACCTTAGAAGCAGAACAATCTTTTCGTGCTGCGGCTTTTGAAACTCGCAAATCTCAAATAGCACAGATCAAAGATCTTAACTTAAAACGCATACAAGAATTCTTATTAGAACGCGACATAGCACAGGAGAACAATCTTAAAGCTTTAGAAAAAGTAACATTAGAGCAGAAGGCTTTAGATGTACTTCGCGCCCAATCTGCAACGAAAGAACAACTCTTAGCCCAGGAAGGGAAAATAGCTTTAGCAATAGCAGAAGCAAATAAAGTTCGTGAACAAGCTCGTGTTGTTGAGAAAAAAATATTAGATGAAAAACTTCAAAATGCAGCTAAAGCTATTGCTGCTAACCAAGCAGAGGTAGACTCACTAGACGCGCGTAGCAAAGCTTTTGTTAAAGGACTAGAACAGGTTGGACAGAAATTAAACCAGATAGCTGACTTCTTTAAGGTAACATTTAACCCTGATAATTTTAATCTTGATGGTCTAGTAGCAGCAGAAAAACAATTACAAAAGTTTAGAGATATTGCAGCAGAAACCAAAAAAGAATTAACTACTGGTTTTGGTGCTTTTTCTACATTGCTTCAAGCTCAGTTAATAATAGCCGAAGAAGCAGTTATTGAACTTGAGAATAAGACTAATCTTGCCCGCCAACGCTTAGCCCAAGAAAATGCACGTAAACAAGCTGAGATCCTCTTACAGGAACAGCGTCAACAACAGTCCCAATCATTTGAATTATTTAAGAATTTTCAAGAAGAACTTGGTTCACTTAAAAAAGATTTTCGTACTAGAGAACGTGAGCTTACCAAAGAATTAGCCCAAAGTGAAAAGGATGAAGAAGAAGATCTTAAGAATTTCCAGAAAGAACAAGAAGACGATTTAACAGCTTTTGATAAGGAGCAATCGGATAAAAGGATAGCTCAAGCCGAAGAAGAACGGCTAGCTAAAGAAGAACAAGCCCAACAAACTGTAGATAATATTAAGGAAATTAACCGTCAATCTGCTGATAAGGAAGCTGACGAGAGGATTAAATCTTTAACTGAACGCGGTAAAATTGAATCACAGATTGCAGTTTTAGGAGCTAAACAAGAAACAGCAGAAACTAAAGCCGAAATAGAGAAGCTAAAAAAAGATCTTCAGGCTTTGGATGCAGCAGAGAAGGCTAGGCAGGATAGGGTTAAGGAACGTGATAAGCAGATAGGTGAAGCTCAAAAATCTGCTCAAAAAAAGTTAAAGAATGCCAAAACTAAAGAAGAAGTTGACGCCATTAATGAAGAACTAGAAATAATCACTAAGGGTATTAACGATAGATTCGATATTGAGGAAGAAAAAAACGCTAAGTTAAAAGAACTACAAGGTAAAGCTAGCGCAGAAACCTTACGTTTATTAGCTGAAGAATTTGAGAAGAAAAAGAAGATTGCTTTAGAAGAAGAGAAAGCACAGATTGAAAGCAATGCTCGTAAGGTAGCCCAGCAGAAGGCAGCCTTAGAAGCACAGGCCAAAGCCCAAGCAGAGGCAGACAAGAAGGCTAGAGATGAGTTTCTTGCTAATCAAAAGAAAGATTTTGATGATCGTCAAAAAGCTTTTGATGACAAGCAACAACAACTAAAAGATGAACTGGATAAAGAACGCTCAGAATATAAGAAACATTTATCTGAACTTCGAACCAACACAGCCGAATCCCTAGCAGAGATAGGTTCATCCTTTACTGATGGAGGAAAAGCAGCAGAAGAATTCTTTAAGAAGTTTGCAGAAGGTGCAGGAATATCAGGTAAAGCCATTGATGATATCTTAAAGAAAATCGGTCAATTCAAGCAGCAAATAGCCGACGATAAGGCACAATCAGGACAAGCTAGCCCTTCCTCCTCTCCCACCTCTACCCCTACAATCACAGGTGGCTCATCAAGTACCCCTAGCAATGATCCCCTAACAGGCACAGGTAAACAAAGCTTTATTAAATCAAGCAGCCAATCAAGTACACCTAGTAGCACATCATCACCTAGCACTAGTTCAACTACTACACCAAGTACAACTCCTAGTTCATCAAGTGCAAATGCTTCAATAGTTGCAGGCAATCCTGATAAAGGTGGTAAACCCGATAGAGAGAAGGACACAGGAAGCCCAAGCACAGGCTTTAATGTTCCAAATTCAGCTAAGGATGATGTTTCATTCAAAAAAGGCATGCTTAGTGCTAGAGATAGGTTCTTTGCAACAGCTAAATTTAATCAAAAAGGAAACATTAAATTAGACGATAAATCAATTAAAGCTCAAGACGATTATGGAAAAGCTCGTGGTGATTTAATCAGGAGTTACTTAGGTGGAGTAAAAATAGATGAAAAAACAATTCTACGAACAATGGATAAATTTAGCACCGTTGCTCAAGATCGTGATCCTAGACCATATGTTGCTTTATTAGATGAAACTGTAAACCTTGTAGAAGCTAAGCGGCAAGAAGATGAAAAGAAGCCTGTAAAAACCGCTGACAGTATAGGCTCTCTAGATAAACCTGATAGAAAACCTGATGTAAGTCCTACTGGTGGCAATAGTCCTACCCCAATTCCAGGTGGAAGCCAGCAACCTGTAAAAGATCCTGTATTAGCTGCAAGAGAAGCAGAAAATTTTAGTGAGATTGAAGAACAGAACGCTGAGACAGGCGCACAGCTAAGAGGCCCCAATTTTCCAAGTCCTCCTTCTACACCATCAGAACCAGGAGCTTCTCCATCTAGCCCAGCTAGCGAGCCTAGCGATAATATTTCTGCTACTGGTGATGGTTCTACAAATAATGTTAGTGCTAGTGCTGGAGTATCAGCAAGCGCGGTAATAGAAAAATTAATCAACATAGAACAAGTAAATATTACTGCTCCAAATGGAAGTCAAAGTAATGGTAAGTTTGATATGGCAGTTCTAGCTAAAGCATTAATTCCAGAGATAACAAAGCTCATTCCAGAAGAACCAGAGTTAGTAAATGTTATGGCTGGTGAGCTTGATAGAAAATCTTCTAGAGACTTTGCTGCACGTAATCCTTTAAGACAATTCAAGGTTTAATATGACATGTGTTAATGCTGAGCTTCGCCTTGAAATAGGTAAAAATAAGTTCTTTCCTGTAGTTGGTAATCCTGAAATAGATGATAACCTTGCCTCTCATGGTGCAGAATGTAGCCTAAATATTAGGATTCCTAGAAACGGATTATTGCCCAAGAAAGGAGATCTTGCCTTTCTGACTAGACTAGTCAATGGAGTCAGAGAAAAGGTTTTTGGTGGTATATGCCCAGATCCTCAAGTTAAACTAGGCATTGCTGGTGACGACATACCATTAAAGTTAAATAGCTATATCAAATATGCTAATTATAGTTCTATTGATAATTATAGAAACACTACTACTTTAACAGGGCATATAAGGGCAGCGGCTAAGAAGGGTGGCATATTTGAAATAGATGAAGCAACTAGACAAATAGCTCAAGTTTTTATTGCTCCAGACCCTGCAAATGATGAGCCGTTTTACTTTGAATACCCTAAAGGCAAACTACAGGGTTTCCTAGAAGAAATTTGTAAAAAGAGAAATTGCTCATGGACACTTGAGGATACTGGAAGTTTAGCAATAGAAAGTTTGGCCCATAACACTTTTCTAAAAGTCAGCAGCAACGTATACCTAAACAATCCAGCACCTAGAGCTTTGTTGCGTATCCCTGAACCAGGTGAGCCTATTTCTTCTGATACTGTTTGGTGGACTCCTGGTTTAAGTTATACCCCGATTGCACCCATTGCTAGTGTGGTAAGGTTTTTTGGTCATCTTGGAAAAGACTATTTTCTTAACTACCTAGGAAAAGGGAAAGAAATAAACCCTCTTATAGAAAAACATACAGGTGAAGATGGAAGAAATTGGTACCCACTACCAGAAACAGCAGATGAAATCTTACAAATTAAAATCACTAAACCAGATATGACCACATATAACTTAAAGAGAAAACCTTTTAACCCTGATCAGGTTCAACCTCCTGATGGCAGTAAAGAAGCTAGGATTAGACTAGAAGAGAAGAAGTTTTTCTGTTCTCCTGTAGATGTACCTAAAGACTCATTAGTTGAAGTATTTGGAAAAGTCAATTTTGTTTATTATGAAGAAGAAGATCCAGATGCTATAAATGAATTTAAGGCTAATGATGAGCAAGCTGGAGATGGTAGGGTTTTTGATGATATCGACGATGAAAACTGTAGAGATCTAAACACGGCTATTGCAGCAGTGAAGGCTAGACGCGCACAAGTCTGTGTAGGTAATTTAGCTATTAATTTTGGCACTAACGTTGTAAAAGGGTGGCGATCTAGGCAGCAGTTTATTGCTCAGCACGAAGCACGAGATATTTATTATTTAGTTACCATTCAAAATTCTAAAAGGAAACTCTTAGCAGGTGGACGTGATTTCTATAGTATTAATGCTGCTACTATCCGACAATTAACGCCTCAAGATATGCAAGATATACTAATAGAAAGAGCTTTGAACCCTGCTAAACCTCCATTACCTACTTACACTGTTGATACTTAAAAATGCCTTACAATAACTCCAACGCATACGGCAAATTATTTATTGATAGTATTCGCACACCATTTTTAGATATTGGTGAGATAGATGATGCTCCCTCTGATGGAGGATCTATTTGTAGTGTGCTGATTCCTGGCTATTTACCTACATTAAAGTTAACCCCTAAGGTTGAAATCTATGATTACAACAATGATTTAGCAGCCATTGGTAATGTCAAGATAGACAGTGTTAAGACTGGAAACAAACCAAAAACTAGTTTCCAAGTCATTAGTTATAACAAGCATTTAAGTAGGAAAAGGGTTGTAGGCCAATTTAGCAACACTTTATTAGAACTCCTAAGAACTTTAATATCAGAAGGAAATGCTAGTGCTTTCTTCACATCTATAAATTTCCGCACTTCTCCAGAGGTACCATCTATAGTTGTTTCCAGGTATATAGATTTCAAGTATTTAAAAGATGCTATACCAGAGGTACTTAGCCAAACAGGTAAAGTATTAGACTACGCAGTTCCTGTCAATGATCGAGCAATTGAAATAATAGAACCTGGTTATGGTGGCTTAGCTCCTATAGCTAAAGTACGAATAGATGATTTTTATATCAATAAAAAGGTTGGTATTAGCAATACCACTTATACACCTATAGGAAAACTAGCAAGTGTAGTAAGGTTCTTTGGCCACAACGGAAGGGAGTATTTTAATAGCTACTTAGGTAAAGGCAAAGAAGTTCCTTTACTTACTTTAGCAATGCGTGCCCAAGATGGAAAAAATAACTACCCTCTCCCTGAAACAGCAGATGAGATTATTTTGATTAGGATCACAACTCCCGAACCCCAAGGATGTACCGTTGTTGCTGTTGCATCAGGGGATAACTATACCCAGTATAATCAATTATTCTCAGCCGATTTTATTCTACCTAATAATCCAAGCGAGCCTGTAACATTAACCTACACAGCTACCATACAAAATATTAAAAGTACTAGTTCAGCTTGTTTTTATTTCTTTGCCAACCTAGGCGATACTATAGGCCATATTACTATTAGTTTTAACGGTAATATACTCTACGACGAAGATCTAACAGAAGATAATAGTTCAAATAATTTTGATAATCCTATCACAGTGTCCCTTGCTGATTACGTAAATCAATCAGGGGACGTTATAGTTGATATTACTCTAGACGAACAAATTAATTTTACAACAGATTATGAGGTTTTAATGGATGTAAATTGCTGCAAGATAGATACTATCATTGGCAACGGAAATGACGGGTTTTCTCCTGACGGGACATCCCCTTTAAGCTGTAATTTAAGAACAAGGGATTTCCGTGCAGGTGTTCGTAGCTATAACGGCGAGATAATTTTTGCCGATTCCAATAATATGCGCGTCAGAAAATTAGATTCCAGTTCTAATACTATAGTTACAATAGGCGGCAATGGCTCTAGTGGCACAACAACAGACGGACAACCTGCCTTATCTCAGCCATTAGGGAATATTACACATATTGATTTAGTTGGTGACGAATTATTTTTATTTTTAAGAGATAGACCAGAGATAGGTAAGATCAATCTAGTAACTGGTGTTTACAATAAAATTTTTACCAGTACTGATTTTGCTAATTTAGATATTACGTTTAGTGCTGCATTTCCTGCTATTGAGGGAATGATTGTAGATCCTACTGATCTTAGTATCTACTTTACTCATAACCATCTAAACGAATCCTTGTTAAGGGCTTATTCTGTTATTTATAAAATAACTAGCGGTGTAGCTACTTTATATGCAGGGCAACTTGATGGAGACTATGAGCCTATCGGAGATGGAGGTGATAGGCTTGATGCTGGTATATATCAAGCTTATGCGTTGGCTTTAGATAGTAACAATAATTTAATTTTTTCTGACGTAAATAGACCTAATGGGATCTCTACGTATAGCTTAGTAAGAAAAATTAATAAAACTACTGGGATAGTCAACACTATAGCTGGTGATGTTAGTGGTTTTGGTAGTCTTGAGTTTGATATAGACGCAAGTAACTTCTTTTTATTTGGGTTTGGCACAAATTTAACCGTAGATAAAAGTACTAATGATTTATATATTGCTAGTGATGATAGTGTATTAATTCTAAAAGTTAAGGCTACTACTAATATAATTAGTCATTTTGCTGGCAATAAATTAAGTGCTGCTTTTTGTGGTGATGGTGGTAGCCCAATGATTGCTGGTATAGGTCGAGGTGGCAATATTACAGGAGCCATCCATTTTGTTAGTGCTGATGAGTTTTTAATCCTTGATGCCTATAATCGCCGTATCAGAAAAGTATTTTGCACTTAACCTGTACCTATGCCAACAGACACACTCATTGAAACTAAAATCCCTCTAACCGCTTTAGTTGTAGAAGATACAGCACACGGATTATTTAGTATAATGTACTGCTTAGAGTGTTCTGAACAATTTGATATTTTACCTGTAGTAGCACTTAACCTAACTAGGGCTAAAAATTACCTACAAAGAATGAAATTCCAAGTAATAGTTTTAGACCTAGGTTTGCCCGATAGTACTAGCACTAATACAATAACCCAGATAAGAGAGGTAGCTAGTATACCTATAGTAGTCGTTACAGGAGGAGATTTAACAGACGAAGAAAGGGAACAGTTTAATGTTAAGGGATATTTGACTAAAAGAAACTTATCCCCAATAAGTCTAGATGAAGAGATTATCCATTCAGTAGAAACACCAAACTTTACTCGCTTTAATAGAAAGCTACAGCTTACGACAGCTAGCCTAGAAAATACTCTCGAAAGGTTATCAAAAGACCTAAAAATATGAATGAGAATAATAATTCTGAATTGCTAAGCCAAATAATAGAACTCAAAACTAAATTAGATATGCACTTAACCATATCGCATAAAGTTGATGAAAAGCTTTCTAACACGAGTGATAAGTTTATAGCCCTAGAAAAAACTGTTGAATCGTTAAGCGAAAAAATAGAAGCACTAGAGAAAGATAGAATTGAGCATTGCAATATCCTCCACAAAGGTACTGATAGAGAACCCTCCATAAAAGAACAATTAGCAATTATCCGCAAAGAAGGACAAGACAGAGAAAAGAAACAAAATTTAATCTGGGTGATTCTCGCTGTAACTTTCGCTGCCATTCAAGCTTGGCCTGTCATTTCACAATTTTTTAATAAACAATAAATATTAATTAAAGGAATAGTTTATGCAATTAACCTTAGAACAATTACAAGAAATTATGCCTTATATGAAGAAACATAAGGAAAAAGCGGAGCAATATCTTCCTTTCCTTCAAGCTGCAATGATCGAAGCCTCAATTGATACTCCTCTTAGGGTAGCCGCTTTCTTAGCCCAATTAGCTCATGAGAGTGGAGAGCTTAAATACTTTGAGGAAATTGCGAGTGGTAAGGCTTACGAGGGCAGAAAGGATTTAGGAAATACTCAACCAGGTGATGGAATACGTTTCAAAGGTCGAGGCCCAATTCAACTCACCGGACGATTTAATTATGAGGAATGCGGCAAAGCATTAGGAGTAGATCTAGTTAATCATCCTGAAAGAGCAGACGATCCTGACATTGCCTTTAGAACTGCTGCCTGGTTCTGGACTAAGCGGCGATTAAATATTTTTGCTGATAAAGGTGGTGGTTTTTTTGATGAGATCACTTTTCGTGTTAATGGTGGGTACAACGGCAAAGAGAGCAGAAGGAAGTACTACCACAAAGCTCTAGAAGTACTAGGAGCAAGATAATGCTCAGGATAAACAAGCTAGATCATATTTGGAGACTATTTATTATATTGCTAATCCTAGTAGGTGTATGGGTACCTACTAGGGCAGTATGGTTGGAAACAATATCTAGGGATATAGTTGTTGCTATCATCACGCTAACTGTAAATAACAAAATTCAAAACCTCAAACAGGATAGCAAAGAAGTTACCATTAATAACACCGAGATTACTCCCAAATAACCAACCAAATTTATTTCAACTGTTAATGTAATCCGTAAAAATAAGGAGAAATTTATGAGCTTTAAGTCATTTTTTAAGGCTATAGGTTCTTTGTTTACTAAAATTTTTGGTAATAAAAAACAAATAGAAGAAGGAATTAAAAAACTATCTGCTTTGGCTAAGCAAGCCCTACCTATTATTGAATTAGTCGCTAAGGCTACACCAACTCAGGCGGATGATTTAGTTATTGCTGCCGCTAAGAATCTTGGCTATAGCATTAAGCAAATATATGAAAGTACAGATGACTTAATAAAAGATGGTGGCAGACAACGTATAGCAGGTGAAGCACTTAAGCTAAAACTAATAGAACTGGTACAAAAAGAAGGAAAGGTAAAAGTAGACGATTTTACTCTTAGTACAGTAGCAGATGTGCTAAACCTTGATAAGACGACACTTCTTACTGCTGTCCAAGCAGCTTTCTTTTTCTTCAAAGGTACAAAGAAATAACTTTGTAAGTCTCAACAAATCAACACTTTTTCATTAACTCCTCCTAAAAAGTAAAAATAAATAGCAAGATACCCAGCTATTGCCCACCTCTAACCAGGTGGGCTTTTTTATTTCTGCTATCGGGTTTGGAAGGGAAGTAGCTAAAACAAATTTGGTCACACCATCTGTAGTTGACATCCTTATGACTACGTAATAAGTAGCTAATTAATCAATTCCTTCTTCTCTCCCTCCTCCTGCTTCTCCTTCTTCTCTGGCTTCTGTGCATGGAACTGGTTTAGTGCTTCTGCTGCACGTCTAGCAGTATCAGTGTTAGCGTTTACGTAGCGATAGGTAGTGTTAGCCTGTGTATGGCCAAGGATTCTACCTACTTCTTGAAGCGGCAATCCTTGTTGGATAAGGCGTGTAGCTGCTGTATGGCGTAGATCATGGAATCGAAGATCTTTAATCTTTGCTAGTTTGCAGGCTGTTGCAAAGCTTCTTTTAATGGACTTAACTCCAAAGACTACTGCATCAGGATCACCAGTAGAAAGCTTGTGTAAAGCTTCTAGCTCTTGCTTTAATCTATAGCTAAGTGCTACCTGACGAGACGTAGAAGTCTTGGTGTTAAAAGCTTGAATGGTAATTAACCCATTATCAAAGTTTATATCTTTCCAGCATAAACTAAATATTTCTCCCTGCCTCATTCCTGTATCTAGGGCACAAATGATAATAGCTTTTAGGTGTACTCTTTCTTCTACGCATTGAGCTAATAATTCTTTCTCCTCCTGTCTACTTAAAATCCTCTCCCTCTTTACTTCATCAGCAGTGCTAATCAAATCACCCTTAGCGAAGGGAGATCTATTCAGCCATCCCTCATCAACAGCAATCTGCAATACTCTCCTAAGCAAAGATAGCTCACGATTAACCGTTGTGATAGTTCTTGGCCTTTGAGTCTCTATCGGTTTTCCTTCTGCATCTTTCTTTACAGTGATAATGGGAGTTTTTAATCTGTGTAGTTTATAGTTGATTATATCGGCGTGTGAAATGGATTTGATTTTCTTATCTCCAAACCATTCCTTGACGGGTTTAAAATGGCTGGTGGCTTCTTTATGGGATCTCATACCAGAGATTTTACGAGTGGAGGAGTATTCAGCAGGTTTTAGGTAGTTAGCTGTAAAATATTCAGCCAGATCGTTAAAGGTCATTTGATCGGCTTTGAAAGTTTTTTCTCCATGATCTTCTAAGCTTCTTAGTAATTCTCTTAGTAGCTGTTTAGCTGCTGTTGCATTCTCTGCCCTTCGTTGGATATTTTTTCTTTTGCCTGACGAATCAGTAAATGTTAATCTAGCGAACCATCGACCTTGTTTATCTTTGCCTGTATACCCTGTAGTAATCTTACCAGCCAAGTTTTTATCCTCCTAGAATGGATCAGGAGGTTAGCACATTAACACATTTGTTAACACATTTAGTTGCAGGTTATAGCTACTTATAGCCAGATCAAGCAATCTATAGCTATATAACTAATTGATAATCAAAGGTTTTCGCAGGGTATAGCCAGATATAGCCGTCCCTACTATGGATGAGATCGTAGACTCCGGAGCCAAAGGCCGGGCGTTCGAATCGCCCAGGGTGTATATTTAGAATCAGTAAGTTAGAAGTGGTTTTGAGATCGTTGGTTTTTAGTATCAACACATCTGTTAACACATTTAGAAAAATTAGGCTATTTTGGAATTTAGCTTTTTAGGCGTGTAGGTAGGTTGGACAGTACAAACTTCTAGTATTTTTTGAATATCCTGATCAGTGTATCTAATACAAGTACCAAGGCGACGAAAGGGGATTTTCCCTTGTCGCCTTAATCTATATAGGGTGTAAGCTGATACACCAATCTTTTTAGCTGCTTCACTCTCACTATAAGTTATTACCTCGCTCATCTCCTTCTCCTTCCTTATTTGCAATCCATTCCTAAAACGTCATGGCAATAGTAATATTCAAGCCACTGACAAAACTCTTTAATTGATTTATTAGAATTTTTCCAAACCCTTTTTATTAAAACTTGCTTTAGTCGGTCTTTGAATTCTGGGTTTAATTTCTTGTAATCAATTTTTTTATTAAAATTTTTCTCTAGTATTTCCTCTGTGTCGATTAAATGAAGCAGTTCGAGTTGTAGCCTAGAAAGATTAGTATTAATAATGTCGGTATCTTCAAAACCTTCTAGAGACACGAATTCCTCTACTTCGCGAGTTCGCTTAGTATAGAAAATAGAGTCCTTGGGAATCCATCCCGTACCCCAGCCGTCAAGTTTTACCTGATCGATTATTAAATTGCTCTGCATAACCCTCTCCCTTATCTTTACATTTCAAAATAAACCCGCGAACAATCACCCCATATTTTGATAAATGGGCGATTATCAAGATAAGCTATCCTTACTGTTCTGCTACCAGAGAATCTAAAAGATTTTCAACCTGTGAATCATCCAGCTTAGAGATATCACTTATCAACAGCTTGAACTCATCACTTGTTTCCATTCTTTTACGAATCAGACCTTGCAGTAAACTAATCTCTTGATCGGTTGAAAGTTGCTCGGCTATTAAAAATGATTGAAATCTATCTAGCTCTTGGTCATTAAAAGTTAGCAGCAAGTTCACAATACCCTTAAACACTTGATTCTCTCTGTAAGTATGGAGTAGCACTTGTTCATTCTTCTGCCAGTGGGCTAAACCTAATCGCTCTTTCATCTCTTGAGACATGATCTTTTTCTTCACAATAACCTCCTAGCAACCTTACTCATAATGCAAAATGGTACTTATTAACTGGTTAACCTGCCCTAAACTCAAACCCACAGCCAGTTTTAATAAGGTTTGCAACTCTGGCCTTTCTTGAGCTATTAGGACAGATTTTTCCAGCTCCTCATCAATTCGACCAGCAACGCTTATTAGCTTAGCTTCTTCTAGTTGTGACAAGCCTAATCCTTTACTTGCTCTTCTAAGCCAATTAAGACTAGGACTATAAGGGATGTAAGCGGCTTCAACCTTAGCCCAATAAGCTTGATCTAAACCACTCAGCTTACTTGCTTCTATTTGGGTTAGGTTACGAGATTTTCTTAATTCTTTAAGGTGTTTGCCCAGTGCTTTAGATCTCTCACGATTCTTTTTATATGCAATTTGTGGCATCCCTTGTACCTCATAGGAGGCTGTTACCCCTCCTGGTTGCTAGTAGTTGACGACTATTAATAGGTTAGGAAGCTTTTCTTTGACCAACTCTTTGAAATCGTTTATTTCATCGGTGACAGCTTGAGCGATAACATTTTCTTTTTCTGGCCAAAGCAAAGAAAATTCAATGCCAGCTTTGCCGTTGGTAGTGCTTAAAGCCGAATCAATTTCTAGTTCAGCCTCATAAAATCTTTTAGAATCTCTAGCAAATTGTAGTTTAAGTTTTAACGTTGCAGGTAATGCAGTGTTGTTGGTTCCACCGTTTCGACCAAATTCAACAATAATAGAAGAACCACCTTTGCCCTGTTCTACTAAAGGCTGACTGTTAAATGTAGTCTTTTCATCAAATGAGACTTTTCTATACTGCCTCATAAATTCAGCATAGTTATCTACAAAAGAATCACGTAGACTTTGAAAAACACGTATTAACTCAAGGTGAGATAATCTAGATCTTAACTTCTCAAGAACACGAGCTAGTTGTGGTGATAGCTTACGATGATAGGTAATACTATCGTACTTATCTACTGCGTCTATTAGTAAGCATTTAGCTGAATTCTCGGCAAAGATAACTGTCATTCCTTTGCCGCCAGCTTGATCTAAACCTCTGCGGTTAGCTTCTTCCAGGACATAAGCAGCAAAACTTTCTATATTAGAAACTTGTCTTTCAAAATAAGGCACTTTAACTTTTTGATATTGTTTATTGTGGTCTGAATAAATGTATTGTCCGTCGATTGTGTCTATCAGTGGACTCCTAGACAATTCTGTTGTGAGCTTATCAATAACTTCTACTTTCATTGTTCGTAATCTCCTTAGTTGCTAATCTCATCATTCTCAAAATTAAAATTTGATTGGAATGGATTCTCAAAAAATGGCTCGCCTTTTTGATTGGTATAAAGCTTGATAGGTGTAGGAACTCCTTTTGCAGCTTTGGTATTTACCTTGGCAGAAAGTGCAACCTTGTGGTGTTCTTCCTTCTTAACAGAAAAGGTCACAGTTACAGTACTTTCTTTTCCATAACGATCAGTTGCTTCTATAGCTACATTGAGAGCATTGGTCATAGCATCATTAAGAAACATTGCTCGTCCACCTTCGCTTACTTCAATAGCTTCTATAATTTCCTTGCTCGTTACTTTCTCTAAAATGTCAGATTTCTTTTTCATAATGCATTACTCCTAATTAAATTAATCTAAATAACTTCGCTAATTATTTCTTTTTGTTTATCTTGTTTCAGGATCACAGCTAAGGCTTCTTTTGTGTTGTGTATAACGTGGACTTGCCCTCTCCACTCCTCATGCCATTTCTTTTCTAGCTTTGTTAATTGCCTTTTTGAAGGTGGCTGCTTAGGATCTTTGACCTCAAACAGGTAATTGCAGCCACGAAAAGATACTAATAAATCAGGACAACCATCACGAACGCTAGCCAAGCTTTGCACGGCACATCCCATCTGTCTGAGTTCTGCTACTATTTGAGCTTGATTGCTATCTACACGAGAGGGCATTGCCTACCCTCCACACTTGGGAAATCTGCCCATTGCCTACCATCTAAAACAGGGAGTGAGATCTTGTTTTTCTTCTCATCCATCGCTTGCTTGTAGAAGAAATCCACACCGAACTTTTTACACTGATCACGAAGCGACCTAACCCAATCGTCGCTCATAGGACGAACGCCTTTACCTTTGCCGCTTTCAGCCCCAGCAATAATCCACCTAATTTTTGAATCATAAATATATTCTTGCATTATGTTAGTTACAGGATTAGAGATAGCTAAATATCTACTAATATCTATCTGCTCCAAAAGAGGCTCACAACTTATAAATAAATTTCTAGCAGGAACTTGAAGGAGGAGAGGAAGAAATTTATCAACAGTTTTTTGGCTACCAGCACTAACACCAAACCAACAGTTATCAAGCTTATTTATAGTATCTCTATGGTTTCCTGTTTCCTCTAAAAACTTAATTAGATTTTCTGGCCTTTTAGTTAATATTAAAAATGTGTGCTGTTCGCATTTTTCTATCATTTCTAAAACATCGTGAATAAACCAAGTAGGCACATCTTTATGAAACAAGTCAGCCATTGAATTAACAAAAACCCTTTCAGGAGTTTTCCAAGTAAGAGGTAGTCTAAGTAAACTACGAATGATTTTTACTTCTCCTGTCCATCTAACGCCGTTCGAGGTTAGCTTGGTCAACCCTTCATAAGGTTGACCTTTCCCACTAAATCTGTGTGCTTGTTTTTCGGCATAACAATTTTGACATTCAGGAGCTACACGCTCGCAACCTCTAACAACATTCCAAACCTTAGTTGCCCACTCAATTGTCGTGTCAGCCATTTACTTACCTACCTTCTGCTGCTTCTCAGTAGCTTCTTTGATAGCCTGCTTTTTCTTATTGATCCAGATTCGTAGCTGACTATCCTCAAACTTGTCATAGCCCTTTGGTAGTCTGTCACAGTTAGGATCAACGCTTTCTAGCTCTGCTTGGAGGTCACAGAGTTGGCCTAGTAGAGGGTTAGGAGGAGGTGCTTCAACAACTGGCTCTGGCTGTATATCAATAAATGTATCTGTTTTGACTTCTTGTGTGGGTTGTGGCTCTGGAGCTTCTACTGGCAGTGTTGGTATATCAGCACTGGTTAGCTGAGGAACTCGTGAGTAATCAATCTCGTGTTGTTCTTCAATCTGGCTAGCTCGTTCAACTTTAGCTAAGCCTGGTATGTTGTAGGGAAGTAGCTTGCATAATCTTTTGATTACAGTCTTTTTGGCCATCTCTGGATAATCAGTAACCCAGGGGCCGTTATTGGCTGATTTGGATTTCTTTCTAATGTGGTCAATATCTGCTCTCTCCATTACGCAATGCTTAACTCTGCCACTAGCGAGATAAGCAATTGCATAAGCTGCTACAACTTCACCTCTATTTGTTCCTACTTTTTCAGGTGGCTTATGCTTAATAAAAGGATTGGTTCCTAATTCATATTGAAAGAAATCTTTTTCATAAACACATTCTGACACTATATCCTCAACAAATCCTTGCTCTTCCACTAGCTGAATGTAGCCACGATAACCAATCTGAAACTTAGCTTCATTGCCATAAGGCACGAGCCAAGCTAGTCCTAATTTATTAACTGGTAGTCCTAAAGTAGCTGCATCATAAGCTGCTAGCGCTATTGATTCTGCTGTACATTTTTGCAACGCTACAGAAGCTGCTACGGTCGTAATAACACTTGCTATATACAAATCCGCGCTATGACCTTTAGGCAATACTTCTATAAACTTCGGTTTCATCGTTGCTAATAAAGCAGATACTTTCTTGGTTGGCACCAATTGTTGATTCTGATTCTGTTGACTCTGTGTTGTTGCTGACATTATTTTCTTCCTCCTCCTTAATTTCCTTCCATATTGATTGTGAGTTTTGTATGAAACTACCTGTTACATATAAAGGGACTTTCATTCTGTAATTGCCGTTGTTACCATTTTGTTCTAGGTAAACATTTATTCCTAAACTACTTAATTGTTTTGCCACTTCTAAAATTCCATCCTTCTCCCACCCTGTAAACATCCAGTACAAAGGATTCTGCTGATCTGCATTCCTACACTTACATCCTGGTAATGTAGGAGGTGTAAGCTTCTTGACTGGTTTAGTTGGCTCTAGTTTTTCCTCAACGAATGGACGGCCTAGCTTTAGAACAGCACCATCCTCAACTAGAAAGCCTTTACTAACTGCTTTTGTGATTGCTTCGCTACGATGATCCAAGCAGCTATTTAGCATGATCCAATCGCTGCAACCTTTCTCTACCTCTTCTACAACCTTTCTTATTTCTTCATCAGTGACAGGTTTTTCTCTCATAACTACCTACTTCTTGCTGGCTATATCAAAAAAGAATTGTCTCCATCCTGAGATCTCAGGTCTTTTAATTGGTTCGTAGTTTCTAGGCATTTCAACAACCCTATGTGGGCGATCATCAACTGCTGGTTGTGTTGCAGGAGCTACAGGAGCTAGCCCTATTTCCTGAGAGAATGCTTGCTTTTTCTCTGCATGCTTCTCTATTAGCTGTTGAGCTAGTAGCCTAGTAGGGCTTTTGCTTGGCACCAACTGCAAAGGTTCTTTAGGTTGTATTCGTTGCACTTTAGGCAATGCTACTTCTGCTAATTCTGGGAGAGACATTGTTTTTCCTCCTTCTCTAGTTCTGCTTTTAGTTCTGCCAATAAACCGTTTTTATTGTCCTGGTAAATAACCTTAATAGAAGTAATGCCTTTAGCTAATGTGCCTAATCTATTGGCTTTCTTTTGATAATGGTCTGTTACTAGCTCTTTAGATTCAGGCATAGTACGTGTACTGCCTATGGTTTGCTTAGCTATCTCTTGATAGTGCTGAGATAAGCCAGAGAAGCTTTTAATAAGAGCATCTAAGGTTGGTGTTATGCCGTAGTGACCAAGCATTGCTGAGATTATTTGTCCTAAGCTGAATGGATCATTGGCCTCTACTATGTCTTGGAAGTCACTACCATCAATAGCTAGGTCTTCTTCAAGAGCAAACGATAGCTTATAGGCAAGTACATTAAGATCTGCTGCTTCCTCATAGATAGCTTTTGAGTCTTCTCTCTTGCCGCTTTCCTGCATAGCATAAGCACACAGGCTAAGATCTTGACCTTCTGTTTTAACTACTTCGTGCAATGTTTCAGTCAGTTTGTGGAACCCAACTTCTAAACCTAAAACCTTTACAAAGGTTGGTAATCCTAACTGTTGAACCAGATTACCTATTGTTATTAATTGCTCACCAGTAGGATTGTTTAATGTAGTTTGAGCCATTCTGTTTTCCTCCTTCGAGAGTGCAACGGCTAGAGGTGCCATTGCCTATTTAATGAAGCAACCTGAAGGATTTGAACCTTCACTGTTAACATGCCTGTTTGCGTCTACCAGTTGCGCCAAGGTTGCAAAATGCCTATCAAGCAGATAGGCCAATCCGTATAAACATACCGTTGTAAAAAACCAAAATATTATTTAAGGAAGCACTCCTTTCAATTGATTAAAATAACCTATTTGGGATAGGTAACTTGTTTTGGTTAAAGAGTTTGCACCAAATAAACTTGTTGAAAAACAAGCACCAACGCGGCTAGTAGTAAATGAATCCATGTAACAGGTTTTTGTCTGAAAAATAATTTTCTAGGAGAAACCGCCGCGTTGTACTTGCTATACTGATAAACCAATTAATCTTCTTATCTCAGCATCTTCAAGAGGCTGTTTTCCTGACTCAAAACGCGAAAGCGTAACTGCACTGTAGCCAATAACCGCGCAGAATTCTCTAAGGCTATAATCTTTACTGAGCCTATACTCTTTAATCTTTTTGCCTTCTTCTATCCAGTCGGCTTGTTCTTGTGTGATTTCACCGCTACCGCCACAAGTAAAACAGGTTAAATGTTCCCAAGTATGAGGTTTATTCCCTCTGTTTACGTGACAAAAATTAGTTCCTTTGCCGTTACAATGTGGACAAGTAGACATAATTACCTCTTCCGTGTTTGATAAAAAGGGGAGTGCATTAACTCCCCAACTCTAAGGAGGAAAAGGGTTTAGCTCCCTTTTCAGTTAACAAAAACGAGCCTGCCAGCGAATTAAAAATATTGTATTTTCAGAGTCTCGAGTGGCTGGCAAGGCTATAACCTTAAAAAGTGGTGGGATACCTACCGAGTTTATCCCACCTAAATTAGCATCTGTCTTACTCACATAAGACTCTTTGGAAATCGGTAAATGCCGTAATAAACCTCAAGTGTTTTTAATAGAGAGGAAAGTTTTCCTCATTTAGTATTTTTCTCTAGGTAGGCAGATACATCAATGCCTGATAAGTGAAAACTTTCTTCCATCCTGGCTGTGAAAATTTTCTGTATTCGCCTTTTCTCGAAAAACGCATTCCAGCAAATAGCAACAGAGTTAACCACATCGAACCGAGTCAGGATCTTAGTTTTCCTACTAGCTTTCGTAGAAGTGCTTAACGCAGAGCTTAAAAGTAATTCTCTTAACAGTCTTGTTGGAGAATGTGTTTCTTTTATATCTCCCGTAGCAACTTCATACCAAAAGTTTTGTGCAACTTCTGGTTGGTGCTTAACAGTAATAAGACCCATAGCAAAACAAGGTACACTAAATAAGCGTTTCCCAAGACCAGTTCGCATTTTATTGGAAACAATAGAATTATATCGTTTTGCGTAGTGATACCACTCATCTAATAAAGCAAGGGTGTTCATTCTAGAAAATTGATTTTTGTGCTTATTGGTGATTTCTAATCCTCTAGAAATAAAGTTAACTGCTGAACCTAGGTAGTTAATGGTTTTATTTGACAAAGAATATTTTTCACTAAGAGAGTAGGCACTATACATATCTGCATAGCTTCTTATTACTGGAATATCAAAATGTGTATAAAGTTGGGCGATCTCGCCGTGATCGTCTACGTAGTATTTCTTTACTGGTAATCGCTGAGATTTACCTGAAACCCAAATAGCTTTTAAGGTGTGTTGGCCATTTATCAAATATTCTTTGTCGCCTACTACTGCAAAAGCTATAACTGTAGTAGGTTGAAAATTTCCCCTTTCCATTTCTGCAGCGAAAAACAACACTCTGTCTTTCTTCAAATCTCTTTGACCTTCATATTGACAGTAGGTGAGCCAGTAATCCGCAAGCTCTTTATCTATAAGCGTTTCATTTATTTCTGATGAGGATTGACCGATTATTTGATTTTTAATAGTAGAGGTTTTTGTATCTACTATTGTCTTATGTTCGTTTGATGCTAATTGCATATTTTGCTCCTTTTTGAATTAATATAAGTTCTATCACGTAAGCGATAAAACATTACAATATAAGATCTTATGAGTATGATCATTGAATTATTTTTATTTGATTTTTGAATGGTATTACTAAAGGAAAGTAACCCTAACACTAAGCTGCCCTACATTCCGCGTAAGGTGTTAAGCGACCACGCGCCCACCTTGGAACAATCAGAATATACTTGCCGTTTGAGCCGTTTGGCTTAGCTGTTGAACTAATACCTAGATCCTTCAACCAGCCAACAGCAGAGAAAGCAGCTAATCTACTACCTGTAAATAACCAGTAAGGATCATCACGATCACTATTTTTAAGTTTCATTTCTGGAATTTCTAACGTAGTAAAATCCTCTGGCTGTTGTTGCTCCTGCTCAATCTCTGCAACTAACTGATCTAACCAATCGCCTTTGGTGCAATCGCTAAGCATTTGGGCGTGTAGTCTGTAGGCAGGATCTTGGCTTGCTTGTCCTTCTGCAATTTGTTGGTCAATTAGGTCAGCTTGAGGCTCAGCTATGGTTTGCTCTTGGTTGATATCTTCCTGGGCTTCTAATTGCAAAGCAGGGGTATTTTCTACAAGGACTAGATAACCATCTCGCTCAATCACTTCGCCAGACTCAAACAAACCATAAGTTGAGCCATAGACCATTGACACTTCGCAAGCATCAATGCGACCACGGCGTTTAATGTCGGCCACGATCTCGCGTATATCACGAGCAGATAATTTGGAATCGTTGTAGTAGGAAAGGCTAAGGCTGTTAGCTACGGTTGTTTGATTGGTGTTAAGTGCTGACATATGCTTACCTCAGAGAGAAGTATTAATTGATATGTCAGATTATCCCACATTATTGTGTGGGTAGTCAATACAAAAACCACACAGGCAGGAAATATTTTTCTGATAAAATAGGGACTTTAGTCTTGACGCAACACACTATCGTGTGTATTCTTTTTCTCTATAGGAATTGCAAATTTGCCCAGCAATTCTTCTCGTAGAAGAAAAAGTTTGGCGATAAACTCGCCACCAGGGTCTTTTAATCCAGCTTCCCAATCTTGGATGCTCCTAACACTACAAGCTAATCTTTGTGCTAGTTCAGCTTGGGTATAGCCAGCTAAAGACCTAGTGTTCTTAACTAAAGTCTGTAAATTAACTTTTGGTAATTCTTCTAACATTTTTTCTTGTTTGCTCATACCGCAATTATATGTGGTCTGTGTGGCAAATTCCATATTGTTTTCTTTCCTTTATGGACGGCCTAGGATAACTATGTCCTACGCCAAGGTGTTAACAATTAAACTAAGTCTCCTGGCGAGCAGAAGATTGTTTGAAAATTTAATATTTCCTACCTACCTAACAATTTTTCACTAGATATCTTTTACTTAATCTGGTAGTTTAAACGCCATCTTTTTTACTTAACCTAACCAACCTAAAGAGGAAAACTACCTATGAGAGTAATACTGTCTATAGCATTAGTGCTATCTTTTTGCTTACTATCATTTGCTCAAGACCAACAACAGCAACCACCGCCTAAAAAGAAAACCGTAACCCTTGATATGAACGATTTTAAGGCAGCACCGAAAGAGGAAGATCCGCCAGCAGAGGAAACGAAAGAAACGGACGACAAAGATAAAGGAGGTGATAAGGAAAAAACGGTCAAAGACCAACCCTTAGCCGAAGCAGAAGCCGCTTTACTAGCTCATAAATCCTTTGTTAGTACTGTAGGCGGTCAAACGCTCTCTACCTTTATAAACCATAGAAATAATACGCTAAAAGACGATCAAAAATTTTTACTACGAGAAAAACTTCCTAGAGATTTAGCGGATGTACAAGAACGGCTGAAAAAAGCTCGGTCACTTTGGGATGAATATTTCACCCTCTGGGGCAAGGAAATAAATGCTGACGTTAATAAAAATTACATACTTCAAGCAGAGTATTTAGACAAAATGAAATCGTGCGAAACCCAGGTAAAAAATAATATCGAATTATCTGAAGGTGCAATTAAGCAATACAAGGATAAGAAGAAAAAAGAAAAGGAATCCAAAGAATCTAACGAAACTAAATAGTTAGTTCTGACTTAAAGGGAGTGGTTCGCTGCTCCCTTTTCAAAAACCTCATATAGTAGTAGGAATGTAGAGCCAACCAACTACTTCCTTAGTGCCAAAGTAAGCGAGTTTGCGCTTCCTTGATTTCCTTTTGGCGTGTGGATTGCCTTTGATTTCAGTAGCGAAATAATGCGAGTACTCACTAGAAAGCCAGCCTATAAAAGGATCTCCGCTGGTAGTCACAAAAACAAGCAGCTTATTTTTCTCTGGCAGTTCTTCTGATACTTTAACCCAAGGACTTTCTTCGCTCATACTCATCCTTTCACGCCATCTTACTAGCTTTATAATCGGCTTCTTCATCGGCATCAATACTACTCATTGTTAGCTTTACATAATCAGGAATAGGCTTTTTACCGTTTTCCCAATCAGAAACCTCAGCAGCATTGACCTTGATAATTTTTGCCCACTCTCGTAATGATAAATCGTGTTGCTCTCGCCACTCTCTATGCTGTTTGCCTTGCTCTATTAAATCGCTCATCACTAGTTCCTTTCAATCGTGGGGTGTTTCCCACCTATTCCTTGAGCTTGTAGCCAAAACCTGCAAGTCTTTCTTTAATCTCAGCCAATGATTTTCTGCCAGCATTCTTAAAAGCTAGATAATCAGCTTCGGTCAAGTTGAGCAGGTCGCCCAAGGTTCTGATACCGTTTTCCATTAATCTACTAAAAGCCTTCTCAGATAAACCTAACTGGTATATATAAGTTTCTCTCCCAGGCTTAAACCCTGCTTTAACATCTAGAGTATTAAGTCTATCTTTGAATTCTAGGAGCAGATTTTTATACTCCTGCTTATGCTCCCAAACATCCGACTCTGCTTCTATCTTGGTTTGCAATACTTCAATGGTTGCCGTTAGTTCGCCTAAAGCGAATGGTATTGCTCGACTTACTGCTATCTTGCTCATTAGTATCTCCTCCTGCTCCTTTTACATTTCACAAAGTATCTATTACTTGCTCCTACTCGCTTGCAATGCTGGAGCTGCTGTTGTGCGTGGTGATTCGCCAATTGCCTTTGCTCGCTTAGCACTACCTTTCTAGGTATTGGTTCGGATGGTAACAAGGACTTAAAAGCCTTAATGGATTCTTCACAAACCTTATGGACAGCCTGAGCAAATTCATCTACCCAGCTAATCAATGTGTAATCTGGCTCTGCATCGACGAGTTCTAATAGCTCAGCAAAGGTGTTAGGCACTACTAGGTTATAGTTTTGGAATACTATTTTTGCATCGCCACAGTAGTTACCTTGAGTCGGAACTGGGTTTTGCTCTGGCAGTGCTAGTTGTCCCTGAAAGTAGAAGATTTTTATTAAGTCGCTCATAAACTCCTACTCTCCATCAAGATTTGTTCTACTCTCCACGCTTTGCTATAGCAGCTACCACACAGGTGCTTTGTCCTTCGTGGTCTATCGCTATGCTCACAGCTTGCCCATTTATCAGGCAGGTCAATCTTTCTGTTCTTACTCCTTCTGCTGCTAGTTAGGCAGGGAGTGCAAGTTTTCCTTCTGAGCAAGAAGCTACTGAGAGGCTTAGCAATGTTGCACTTAATACAGATTTTCATAGAACTATCCTCGTGATTCGTGATTAGCTATTCACTATCTACTTCTCGAATAGCCACAATACTTAAAACAATCTTTTCCATTACCTCCTGCAACTCTTCTCTGGTGTAGGTTATCCCTCTCCTCCTCCCTTGGAATTCCAAGTAATCATTGCTCAATGTTGGAAGGAAAATCTTTCCAGGTTGCAGACTATCTATGACTAATATTTCAAGTGGAGAAGTATGGAGTTGTTTAAGTAGGCTTTTTAACTCATTCAAGCACTGTTGGTCATACTCCTTGATAGCGCGACGGGTAGCTTTGTTGTGCTTCATTGCTATACCTACCATTAAGTAATTTAATTTAAAAAAAGTTATTAATTTTCTGGTAAAAGTTTTTGCCTCGTGTAATTTTTTGAAAGAAAAATACGTCCTATGTTTATAGGGGTGTCTGTGAAGTCAGAATTATAATTGTGCTTTATTGTTGTTTGACAAAAATTAAATTAAGGGAGAGTAAGTAGTCTGATTAGTCAGAAAAATTATTTCTTAGTCTGAGGCCAATACTTGAATTTAGGCTCTATTCGAATCCCTTTATCTACTTCAAGTCGCTTGATATAAATGAACAATTTGGCTACAGATTGACCGTCTGGCTCTGTGTCGCCATTTCTCCACTGATAATAAGTTTTCAGGTTGAAACCAAGTAACGCAGCTAATTCTTTAGGTTTTAGTCCGGTTTCTTTCTCGATGTCGTTCACTAGAGCTTTTAGGTCAACCTCCCAAGGAGAGTCAACCATTCGCGCATAATAACTAAGCAACGGATTTCATGCTAGGCGGAATGGAAGATAAATTTTTATGAAAAATTTCCGGGTTATGTAATTTTTTAAGCAAAAAATCCGTCTCATGTTATTAGGGAGTATTTTTTCCTAGTAGCCTAGCCGTAGAGAATACTAAGCTATTAGGTTACGATTGCTTCCCTAATATCACGAAGGAAAGCAGAGGAAAATCACGAATCAGTATGTTTATTTTATTGTTGGACGCGCACGGCGTTTTCTTAGCAGCCGTTTTCTTGTTTATTCTTATAGGCTTACCAGGGCTTGCCGTAGTTTATTTTATTGTCAGGCACCAATCAGAACAACAAAGATTGAAGGATGCCGAACTCGAACGGCAACGACAACATCAACAAAGATTACTTGAGCGACAAAGGCAAGAAGAAGCTAGAAAACAGTACTTGTTTAATAAGTACAACAATCCTGCACTAGTCGAAAGAATTTTAAGCCGCGATATTCGCCAAGGAGACTCTAAGGATATCGTTACAGATGCTTTGGGTACTCCTGCTTCTATTGATACTGACGTACTTAAAACCAAAACAAAAGAAGTTTGGAAATATAGAAAGGGTAATGAAAAGAGAGTCAACCAGCACAACATTATAGTTAAGTTTGAAAACAGCGTAGTTGTTGGCTGGGAAGATAAAAACGAATAGGGAAATATTTAGTTGTCAAATTTTCTGTTCGTCGCAAGGACTCATCAGCAGGCTAGCGAGGATCAATCGCTAGAAGCTGGAAAAAACCTGATTTTGAAACAGCAATCTAGCTATAAGTAAGCGGCTAGATTTTTCGGCGTTGGATAAACGCATTAAATAAATTTACTAGATAAAAGTTGTTATAAAAAATTGTTGTTTGAAAATCAAATATCTGTTTAACGAGCATCCATTGTTATTAAGTTATTTAACTATAGGTTATAATCCTTCCGCTGTTAACCGCAGCATATTTCAACGAAAGGACATAACCTAATTTTATGACAGATTCAAATAACGTAACTCAAGAAGAAGTTTTGGAAATGGTTCTAGACGTTTTCGCTTATTCAGCTTTAGCAATTAAAGAAAACAAAGAACCTTTGAAAACTCAGCCAATAGAAATTACTTCTAGCGGTTCAGGAGAAGAAAAGCAGTATTGTGTTCACCTGAAAAAACCTAAAGTTGAAAAAGGTGTTTTAGTCTTTGCAGCTAATGTTAGTCCTGCTTCTACTAAATACCTCGCTTTTCGTAAAGGTAAATGGGTAAAAAACTTAAAACAAGCTATAGATAAATTCAAAGAATCCTATTGCACTGATATAGACGATTCAGAATATTTTTCTAGTTAGTGTTTAAGCTCAGTTTATCCAGTTCTTGTTTAGCGTGCCTTAGAGCAGATTCAAGCTCTAGCACGCTTCTTTCTAAGTTAAACCTATGCTGGTCAAGTGGAGTTTTAGTTCCACAAGTTACCACACATCCATCTTGATCATTTGTTTGCAAGATGACTTGGGCTAGTTCCATGTTTGCTCTTACTCGCTCAACAGTTTGTCTTGCTTTGTCATAGCGAGAAATAAGATTGTCCTGGTTTTTTTGTTCTCCTGTTTGTTGCTGGCTATCCATTTGTTTCCTTTCTACGTTTGCTCATTAAACGATATTTGGTTGTCAAAAAGCTAATTAGTTAAATTTGTATTATGTATTAATTTCAGCAATGATTTTGAATTGTAGTATAATACATTTTTAAGTCAAGAAAATTTATTATGATTTTTCCGATAGGAGGTAACTGGAATTTATGTATAATGATTAATTATCTTTATATTCTGTAACTTACGGTCTATGGAATTTTATTTAGCAAATATCTTATTGCCTATTAAAATGTAGTATGATAAATTTTTCTAAGATAGTGAAACAAGTAGATATTTTTAATTTGCTAATTTCCCTGAATTTTTAATCTGATTTATTTGCTGGAGAAAAACTTTTGTATTATGATACAAATCCAAGATGAGCAACTCGAAAACTTAAGAAAAGCTTTACGAGAAGAATTGGAGAAAGTGCAATCAATGCCATTACCCCCACCAACTCATACATATTGCTGTCATTCGGATATTATCATTAGGGTAAATAACTCAAAAGTTTGTAGTGTCTGTCATAAGGAAGATCATTTAAATCCTGATCGTGTAGAGCCGTATAAACCTAGGCAAGATGCCGTTAGGCTATATTGCTGTCTTTGCGATAAGGAGTATCACGTTTCCGAAAGAATCTTTGAAATAAAGAAAGAAAGAAACGATAAGATGTTCGAACCTTATCAAGATACAGAAGGCAACTGGGCTTTTAGGAAAATAGCAAAATAAAACAAAAACTTGTGACACTGTTTTTACTTTAAGGAACAGCGCACATGGTAAACGACTTTTCCGCACAATTTCCTAGTAGCGAATACAGTATCAAACTGTTTGATTTCTTCACTCAGTATGAAGCACTTATGTTTGAGGCTATACCTCAAACATTACGCTATTTTGCTCCATCTGAATCCATCGACAGATCGCAATACAGGGCTATAATGCATGATATGTTTGTCTGTTTTGCTGAGGATTTTGAAGAAATCCTTTCTTGGCAAGACGAAAACTTAAGGAAAACGTATGTCATCGCAAAGGCCATTAGTATTACCTTAGATTGGTTTGTTCTTGGCAAAACAGAATTTGTTTTACCGCTATGTTCCCAGTGGAACCCACTTGCAGGCTCTAAATTTATCCATCAATTCACAAACAATAAAGATGAGAAAATTACTTTTTTATTACATAAGCATAGAGATATATGTAAAACCTGCACGACTTATTATGAACTATGCTTATTAATTATGAAGGAAAGCTCAAAGGGTGATAAAGCTGAACTGCTTACCAGTTTATATTGGCTAGAGAAAAAGCAAACACTTGCAGAGCTTTACACCAAACCAATAGCAAACAAAAAAACAGAACCTGTAGTCGTTGAGGCTAGTAACGAAAAAGTCAACAAAGAAAAACATCCAAAGCTTATTGTTTTAGCTTTATGTGCTGGAGTAATTCTTGGTATTTTAACAAGCTCGATCTATCTGCTAACTACTAAACAAATATCAAATAGCACAAATCTACCTATACCACTTTCAAACACTAAGCTTAAAGAGCAAAACCTTTACGATCAATTAGATAGATTGATTGATCAGTATTTAGAATCTACAAATGTTACTTATTTACAAGGAGCAGAAGATTTAGCTCAAGAAATAAGAAGTAAGCATAATGATAAATATGGCGTTGATTTGGTAAGTTATTATCGTATTAGTCCTAGATCTGTGCATCAGGAGCTATTAGGCTACCGTAGAGAACTAGCTAAAGCCTTGATTACTCCTTCCGGTGATAACCACCAGCAGCGTTTGCTTGAAGCTCAGAAATTAGAGCAAAAATTTTTATCATTCGGAAATACTGTAGAAGCACAGAAAAGTAAAGTTATCATCGTAAAACTACACAACTTTATGAATAACTATGATACCTCATTACTTATCATTTCTGATTCTCTAAAGTATTGTAAAGAAAAAGATTATATATTTCTGAATGTCCATTTTCTATTATTACAGGCAAAAGCTCATACCTCTATACGCCAAGAAAAGGAAGCAGAGCAAGCTTTAGAACAAGTTGTTCTTACTAGCAGATCCATGGGGCTTCAAGACATAGAAGCTAGCGCATCAAAATCTCTCGCTGGAATGTACATCCTAGATAACCAAAATGAAAAAGCTTTCAGCTTGTGTCAATCTAGTTTAATGCTAGATATTAAGAATCATGGAGTAACCGTTAGTTTATTGCACAATGCTGGGTTCTCAGCTTTTGGCTTGAAACAATATGATCTCGCCGAGAATTATTTAAATCGAGCCATTGTGTTATCTAAAGAAAATAATAATCAACTTCTCTTAGGCTTATCCTACGTGTTTTTAGCTTCAACCTACTCAGAGAGGCATTTATTTTCACAGGCAGAAGAACTGTTCAATAAGGCTTTAACTGCTGCTAATTCAATAAATGATAAGCAGTCCCAAAAAGATTTATTAGGAAAGATTGCTGCTTATCAGGCTAAAAGTAAGTTAATACAAAGTCATTACACCGTAGCAATAGATCTCTATAAAAGTGCAATCCTGATGTTCCAAGAGATAGGATTGCGTAATGATTTATTTTACTCCCAACTCAATGAAGGAATAGGAGTTGCAATGGAACGAACTGGACACAAAGATGCTGCTAGCTATCTAGCCGTGTCTAAACATTATTTAGAACGAGCAAGGGCAAAAAACGAAAGGGGTACATGTTTACTTTCCTTTGTCCCAGTCTCGTGCGACTAGTTAATTTTTGATTTTGAAAACACACTAGGATCGCAAACTGTTGGAGGTGGCAAGTAGCCAGCCTTCTTAACTTGAATAGGTACAAAGCGAGTAACAGGTTCTTTGATAACATCATAGTAAAAAGCGAAATGATCGATATTAGCCATTTCCTTTGGTGGAAGGTTGGTAATATCCACTTTATAAGAAACACCACTTTGATAAGCCAGATTAAGTTCTTTATCTAGCCCAGCAATGGTTAAGCTATTTCCTTGTTGAAGTTCAATACGTGCAGCAGGTTGACCAATTTCGCGCTTAAATGGGTGTTGAGTAGAACCAGCGAAGAATTGATACTTATCACTAGTTACGCTGTTGGTAAAAAAATCACCATTAGCAAAATGGATTTTAACGGCTAACTTATCTTCCTTTAAGTAAAGTTGCTTTTGGAAAAGATCTTGCTCCATATCTAGGCACCAACGAAAGTCTTTTTTATCAACATTCATATTAGGAGAAATATAGCGAGTAGGTTTTACAGCATTGTTAGGCACACTAATATTAAGTACTTTATTTTGAAGTTGTTTACCTGAGATTGTTTCTAGCACTTTTTCTTTACCATTAGTAATTTCCTTTATCTCAATCTTTGGCTCATGATGATGGACATCTAATATACCAGTAGAGACTCTAGTAGGATTACCGAAGGCAAGTACTTGAAGGCCATCAAAGGTAAATGTCACATTGGATTTAGCTGGTGAGCTATTAGTAACAGTAAAGGATAGCCCTACAAGCATAAGCAGACAGAAAAATAGAAACGCTTTTTTCATGATGTTTCTCCTACATTGGGATTTATTAGTTAATAAAAGACTGTTAGGAATGCTAGCAGATTTTGAAAGATAGCAACAGTAGTAGATTTAATTAGCAGAGAATAAAAGAGTTGTATTGCAGATGTTTTAAAACGAATTAAGGGGTATCTATGGGCGCAACTGCAAAAGAAATCTCGCACGGTCAAGATTTCAAAGCATACAGTATTGGAATGGTAGCAGCTTCTGTGTGTTCTTCTCTAAGCATTGAGGAGACTACCAGCAGGCTTAATACCGAACATCCCACAGGGATAAACTCACAATGGCGATTATCAAAAGATAATTTTCTAGGTGGTGAAAGCAATCCTTGTATTTGCCCGGATTACCCAACAACACACAAGCATTATTTGTTTGAGTGCTAACGGATTGATTTAAGGCAAGGGGCGTAACGTGAGTAGCACAATGGACATAACACCAGAAACAGCCAAATTACTTGTTGATGCTCTATTATTCTCTCTGGGCTATATCCTGATGGATTACATTAGATACAAAGTTGCTGAATATAAACAGAAGAGAAAAGAAAGGCTAGAGGCGGACTACTGCGGATGGAAGAAGTTTAGCCCACCTTATTTTCCAGATTCAGCTATGTGGGTAGACTGGAATAAAGTTGCCGAAGAAAGCAAAAAGACAAGAATTATGGTTCCTTTTACGCCAATAACCCTTGAAAGGGAAAAGGCGCATTGCTCTAGTGATTGTGAATGTAGGAAAGAAAAAGAAATTAAAGCGCTTTAGAGGAGTAGCTCCTTGTCAGGCTCATAACCTGAAGACCCCGGTGCAATTCCGGGAAGCGCAATCAGCCGAAAGGCAGGTTGTTTGATAAAAGAATAAAAAACCCTTTGGCAGAACTACACCAAAGGGCAAGAGATAAATTAAATCTAATCAATGTTAGTTTTGGGTAACAACCTGAACAGAGTACTTGAACTGTTTAGGTTGGTAACCGCGTTGATCTAGTACAAGTATCCAGTTGCCAGGATATTGAGGCTTTATTTCTACTGGAGAACTTCTAGAAAAGTAGTTATAAGCTGTAAAGCTTTCACCTTTTTTGTATCTCCCGTAGTTATAAGAATCCATTAGCCTAACGTTAATTTGGGTATCAGTATGAACTCTGACAAATTGATTAGAACTTAAATAGTTTTCACTATATATGTGTGACATATATAACTTTCTCTAGGAAACTGTGAGGGTTGATTGTTGGCAAGAAGAGTGTTATTTTTGTTATCCTTTCTCAAGGATACAAAATAACAACTAAGCAATAACTAGTAACTGGATTGGTCGGCAAAAACTTTACCAGTCACTAATCGTTGCTGTTCTTCGAGTTAATGGCGTAACGGGTTCAGTTTCCTAGGCTGGGTTCCCGTTACGCCTTCGCTCTTTTTGCATATAAGAATTTTGAACTAAAACAAAATTCCCTTCATGAATAAGATCATAAACCTTTAAAGTCAAATAAATTTCCATACTTAGAGCAACATCGCTTTCATTTACAATGGTTTATGGAAAGAAATGAAAAAAAGGGAATGCAGATCATTTTCTTAAAAAAGACAATAAGATATCTAACGGGCGAAAATCGTCCGTAGAATTTAGTAAGATGCCATACGCGCTTGGCTACCTAGTAGCTAGGTAGTAAGTAAGAGGTTAGGGCTAGCAAAGTTTTCCAGGCTAATCTAGCCCTATAACCAGCCACAAAACGATACAAAAACTAAACAAGTTACCTATATGGTAGCAAGCTTTAAGTGTCTATATCGACAGCAATATAACATAACTTATGAGTAAAGCGGATCCAAGAAAAGCAGAAAGATATACACCGCCAGAATATGTAGGCTTAATAAAGGATGTTTTCCCTAAAAACAAAATATGGTTGGACCCTGCTAGCTGTGCTGCTGCTAATCAAGTCGTGCAGGCTGAAAGATACTTCACCAAAGAGGATGATGGACTAAGCCAAGAATGGAACGCTTATACACTGTTCTTGAATCCTCCTTACAACAATATGCTGGATTGGGTGGAGAAGCTGCTAGAGGAGATCCATTTGGAGAATACCAAGGAAGCGATCTTGCTGGCCAATGTGGATCCAAGCACGAGATGGTTTAGAAAAATATCTAGAGTCACTTTCATTGATCCACTTTTTTGCTTTCCTGAAAAGAGGATTAGGTTTTATAGCCCTCTTGTTGATACCCCAACTAACAAGGAAAGTGGCTCTGAGCGTCCTTCTATGTTCGTCTACTTTGGGGAAAATGAAAAACAGTTTAGGAATGTATTTGAAAAAGTTGGGGCATTGATGAGGTTGACTTAACTATGTTAGCTACTGCTACTTACAAGGAAGAACGGATTAATTTTTATAGCCCGAAGG